GTATGCCCTTTGATTTGGCTTTTCTGAGCATCTGTCAGGACGCCATTACCGATCTCTCGATCCAGGGTCCTATCTACCAAAGCATCATAATGATCCCTGCCTGTAGGCACTGATTCTCCATCAACTTCCCTGGTTGCGGAACCATACATCTTAGAAGCTTGTACTGAACCTGTTCTAGCAGTATCAGATTCGCTTTGCATGTTTTTAATGCTTGGCCCAATGATGCGAGTGCCCTCTAATTTCTCGTAAGGAAATCCTTGTAGAATTTTAGCTGCTTGACGGGCAATCTTCGCTTTACCTTTTTTAGTACTTCTAAGCTTGGCCCATTGTTTTTTGGTATATCTGTCACGAACTCTTGCTAGAGCTAATGTTGTGAATAGCTCTCTATCATCCTCATTCTCAAACTCTGGGCCATTTTCTCCCCTGGTAACCTTGCCTACAGTCCGCAACTCAACTTTTTGATCGGAGGTTCCTTGTAGGATTGTGGTATCAAGATTCGCATCAGGTGAAATAAACGAAACGGTATCCGCTCTCTCGGACATTATGCTTTCTTGACCCATGCCCATAGAGAGAACGATATCACCCTCTTGTAGGTTGAGAGCCCTTTTATACTCATCATTTCCGCGAGCCATATCCCTCAAAAGATTCTTCAAAAAGATAGGCGCACTTTCATTATCCTCAATTTGTTGAGCAATGGATTCGAGCGTCTCGTAGGTCTCAGAATCGACAGGGGTGTCAGGGTCTTTCATCAGTTCGGGGTTAACACCAAACTCCTCCAAAGCCTCCTTAAGTTTTTTAAGGTGCTGTTTTTTTCGTCGGGGCGACGTTTCGTCTTCGGCAAGAGAGGCAAGGTGAACAAGCTCCTCTAGCTTTCCGATTGCATCGTTTCCTGAAGAAGCACCTGCTTTTGATTTTTGCACCGAATCAAAAGTATCAAGATCTTCTGCACTTACATTCTCAATATCAACTCCTTCAGGTACAATTTTAGCATCCCTTAAGATAGCGCCAAGGGGGTCTAGAGAGTTCCCTAGAGAGAATCCGTAGTTACTGTCACCATACTCAGACGCATTTTCTTGAAGGACTTCGTACCCAGGAACTGCCTCTCCAGGACGGCCAAAGTATACGGAGCCGTTGTTTCTAACAGTGATGATTTTGAGGGCTTCTCTCTCTTCACCTGTAAGCCCTACAATGACCTTCTTTCCATCTACAGTCCTAACCTTTTGGGCGATGTTGACGAGCTGTTCAGTGGCGTTGGAGAGGGCTTTACGACCTTCCTTACTTATCTCGGGAGGATTATCTCCCATAATCCAACTTACAAACCTTCCAATCTTAGAGCTTTCGTTAGGGGTGTTGATTTTATTTTGAAGATTGGATAGGAACCCTACAACACCACCCTTTACTCCAAGCTCCTCTAAAAAGGGAGTGGTATCTTCAATGAATCCTGGGGAAAACTCAATTCGCTCCTGGGCTGCTAACTCCTCGGGGGTTGGCGAACCGTCTCCACCTTCAGCGCCATCCTTCTTCTTTTTTTTGGGGTCTCCTGCCTCCTCACTCGCTCCCGCTATCAACTCCTCTAAAGCCGCCGTCACATCTGGTATTTTTGCCGCGGTAACGGATCGCGGCTCCCCAGGAGCGACTGAAAATGCGATGCCCGCAGTTGTCGCCTCAACCGCTCCGTACTCTTGACCTACTAATATCTGAATCGCCTGCTGGGGAGTGTTTTGGCCTTGACCAGCCTGTGCAGAACCTATGTTGTTTAGTAGAGTTTGATATTTCTGTACCGCAGATTGAGGATCCTTTTCGATGGACCCCAAGCCTAACTGCCCTTTCCACCACTTGGAACCCTCCTCGATTATCTGGAGTGACCAAGTTCTTTTCCGCATACCTGAGTAGGACCCAAGCAGCCTTTCAAACACGCTTTCAGACATTACAAAAAAATATAGCTCCTAATATATTTAGGAGCTATATTAAAGTCTGTTAGGTAATTAAATCAGCCGATCGGAGCAAGAATATCTTCGAAGACCGAATCACCATTCTTGAAGTAGCCAACCATGTCGTAGCGAACAGTACACTCGATGGAGTGGAATTCGTTAGCGGAGTAGTTGAACTCAGCGAGTCGCCAGTTCTTGCAGTAGGCACCGTACATACGGGCCACGAACTGAGGCTTGCGGTTGTTGTCTAGCAGCACAACATCAATCGTGCGCTTGAAGCCGCCGCCTCCTTGCAGAGCAGCACCTGCCACTTCGCTTGTAACGGAAGTGGAGTGGGTGCCTGTGATGGGATCGTAGGTGGTCCGCATCCAGTTGAAGAGAGCTTTGGCTGCATCGCCTTTGAGCAGGTTGTCGAAGGTGATTACTGTTTCCTCGGTCGAGGGACGACCAGGATAGTAGAACTTATCGTTCACACGGTCAACCATGATGTCTTCAACGTTGTAGCCAATTTGGCCTACCTGCTTGGCAGCAAGGGTCAGAACGTTATCAGGATCGGTGAGACCTGTGTTCGCGAGAATACTGCCTACAACACCGCCGACTCCATTGATTCGGATTAGCCAGCTATAGGCGCGGTAAGAGTCGTATCGGTGGAAAAGCTCGGTTCCCGCTGTGGCTCCAGCAACATCAAGAACGCGACCTGTTTCCCCGAAGAAGTCTGATAAACTGACATTAACCATGTGTATTGTCTCCTAAATTATATAGCATTAAGTGGTCGGGAGGTCAAGTCCCAGGGTTGCACTTGTGAGGTTAAGTTCGAAGACGATAACTTCCGCAGCCTTGGTGGGCTGTAGGATTACTTTGCACCACAGTTCGTTTCGGTCGATTCGAATCGGGGTGTTGGTAGTCGCATCGCAGATAACCTTGAAATCCACAACTCCTCGGCGGCTCTTGATATCGGCCATAAGGGGCTCGACAGCATTGGTGACCCGCTTCCAAGTTGCAGCGTCGTTGGGCTCGAAGACGAACTGGCGGGTAGAGGCCAGAAGCATCTTGCGAATAACAATCATCAGGCGTCGAACGTTGATGCGGTCAAGCGCCGTAGCTGCACGCTGCGTAGTACGCTGACCCCAAAGAACAATGCCTTCAGTGAGGAACTTCTGAACAGGGTTGATGACGTTGCCAGGACCGTAGAGAGCATCTCGGTCGCCCTGTGTAAGTACAAGCTCGACATCGACGGGCTTCGTGAGGCGACCGCGAACCAGACCCGCAGGAGCGAACCAAGCATCAAAGTTAGCATCAGTGAAGGCCATCTGACGGATGGCGAAGATGTCGGGAGAGACGTACTCGTCAACCTGTGTGAAGGGGTTGAAGAGCTTAACCCAAGGCCAGTACACAGCAGCGTAAGAGCTATTCAGAGCGGCTGTACGACCTTCTGCCGCGCCGTTAGACCAAGCAATCGCGTTCTGCGGAGAGCTAATACCAAAGGGCGGGTTGGTTACAAAGAGATACTCCTGAGAGGTCTCAGCGATCGAGACGGCGTTGTTTACAATGTTCTGCTCTGTGCAGCCAGGAATGACGAGCAGGGAGATATCGACATCCTCTTTGAGGTAGGAGTAGATTCCAGTGTTTTGCGCGGCATCACCAATCACAGCCGCCTTCACATCAGCGTCGGAGAAGGTCTTACCGCTCAGGTCACCATTCACACCCCCCGCGAAGCTGTAGGTTCCGTCAACAAGTTTGGCGTAAACAAAACCTGAGGGAGCGCCACTTGCATTTGTCCCTGAATTGTTAACTGCTGAGAGAGTATCAGTTCCGTTTTCACCGAACCCGCCGCCCCATGCAGAGGGCAAAGTCCAAAGAACATCATCTCGGCTGGACAAGTCTACGGCAAATTCGCCAACGATGTAGTCAGAGGTTTTGTTTGTTTCGTCTGTAGTGCTGTTGATAACAGCCTCAGGGTTCAGGTCGATCCCTGTAGTATCCTTAACTAGCTGGACTCGGTTAGACTCTTCAGCACCACCGCCAATCAACAAGTTGAATGTGGTGTCTGCGGCCTGAGAGGCTACTACGCTATCTTGAAGACCTGTAGTTTTTAGACCGTAAGAGGTAACTAGAGAACTGTAGTTATACCCAGCACCAGGGTACAGGGTGCGTGTAACGTAGGCTCCTCCTGAGAGGTTATCGGGGATGAGGGTAAGGCCAGAGCTAGTAACCCCGCCACTACCATCGCCCGACCCGACGTAGCCAAAGCCGCTGTGCGAGCTAAGGGCTACTGAGTTGGTTGAAGAGAAAGCAGTAGCGTCAAAACTTGCAAGATCTGAGATGGCCGTGCCCGCAGGAATGCTTGGGAATGCGGAGTCGTGCTGCCAAGCGTAAACCTTTACGGTCGCACCAGAGCCCGCGTAGCTTCCAATGAAGTCTCCAGCCGAAGCAGCGGTCTTACGGAAACTGAAGGGTGAGGTCGGGCTAGTTGACTGGTTTACAGCCGTTACTACAGCGTCTGCTGCCGTCGCGCCGGAGAAGTAAGAACTCGCCTGAAGAACGCTCACGAACTGAGGGGTAGTTGTTTTCGAGTTACCCGCACCGTCTTCTACCTCAATGGCGAAGAAGCTGAACTTAGCGGGATCAAGATCCTGGGCTGTGGCAACATGAGGGCAGTTACCGATATGAACGCCAACATCGGCCACTTCAGCATCGTCGGTGTTTACGCGAGTGAAGTATACCGTGTTCGTGCGATCAAGAATGTGATACGCACCAATGATACCTTGACCGCCTTCGACATCATCAGGACGGCCAAAGGTGGTGAGTAGTTGGTCAGCGTTGGTGATGAGGGTTGCCTTTCCGGTAGGACCTTGAGAGGCGAAACCCATTACACCAACGTTTGTTGAGTTTAGAGAGGGGCTGTAGTCTGACCAGTCCTTCTCAATTACATAGACTCCGGGGCTTACATATGCGGGCATTTTAGTGTTCTCCTATTAGACGTTTGTAATCTTCACCATTTGGCGTTGCTCGATATTCCGAATGAGTTGAGTAACGGCGTTAGCGGGAATGACGACAGATTTCTTGGACTCCAACCAAATGTGGTCGTACTGTCCAGAGGGTTGGCGTGCAACAATCTCAAGACCTTGGTGAGTTAGGTTTTTGATTTTTACGTGATTGGTCATTAGATTTACCTCTATTGTATTTAGACAGGATAGTGTCCAGGTAACGTAGATTTTTTTAACTTGATTTAGGCAAGGGGGCTCCTTTACCTAGAAAACTTTCCAATGTCTCAAGACCGTTTGTCTCTTCGAGGTAGACCTCGTAGTTCATCGTAACGATTTCTCCTGTATTGGTAAACTTAAAAACCTTGCTTGGTATGTAAGATTCCACATTGAAACGAACGATCCTTTTGAGAACGCGATCTTTTTTATCACCAATGTCTACCTGAAAAGAATCAGACACATCCTTGATGAAGGACTGGTAGACTTCATCAGGTCGAATATCAATCGGAAGGTTAGGACGGAACTTGAGAAGTACCTGCTCCGTAAGTTGGTTCACCTCTTCGACGTACTTACCCCAGATATTGACAGCGAAGGATAAGTTTGCTGCCACAGGCGCAAGCGCCATGTAACGCACGGCTCTCTGCTTATCAGAAAGCCAATACTTTTTTTCGACCAAAGCCTCCATGGGCTTTCTACGATCATTGGCAAGTTCAATGCCATCTAGTTGCAAAGACAGAAGAGGTAGCTGAGTAGACTTACCCTCCATGATCTTAGCGATGGCTCGCTCAGGGTTGGCGTAAATGATGTCTACAGTACGCAGCGTCTCATCGCCTTTCAAAACTTGAAGGTCGCCAAAAAGCTCTTTGATTCGTCGTGTAAATGCGCGATAGAAATCAGGCTTTTGAAACGTTGCAGTGTCTCGCAATGCCTGCATCTCATCACGGATCGCATCAATTGTCCAGTATGCGCCAGCCATTAGTACACCTCATCCTGCGGGAAAGCTTCATCTGTGCGAAGAATATCTTCATCGTCGCGAAGGACCCTTGCAGCACAGCTTAGATGATAAACGCCATAAACATCGAACTGATCTTCTTGAACCTCGAAGACTTCGTACTTGAGGTTTTGGAACTGAGGCTGTAGAATATCTCCTGGGATGAGAGGGCGTCCAACAAGTTTCTCGATATAACTTTTGTTAAACGTAAAGATCTGCTCGCTAGTAACTTCGATGCCAAACTCAGTAAGGTTTTCTTCTAACGCCTGAGGCTCGTAATGGCCTTGAAGTACGACGGGGGTATTAGAGATCGTCTTCTGGGAAGCCTCTCCATACAGATCGTCAGCCATACTCTCTCGCCGGAAAAACTTATACAGCAGAATCTTGGAGCCGCCAAGACGAATAAGCTCGTCGTCCACCATATTAAACAGTTCAATGTCGGGGTTCTCCAGGTCGTATAGATTCAACATATCGTTGAACTCCGACGCGGTGTCCCCTACGATTTCATGATTCGTTCTGAACTGTTTTCTTTTCGACATTAGAAGGTACTAAATGCGGGAGGCTCTTCAATCTCGGTCATTAGCTGCTCGACAAGTTGCTCTTGCTCTTTATTGCCTTGTTCTATCAAAGCATCGCCGTTCAACGTCGCGCCTCCAGCAGGAGAAGGCAACTGCTGATACTTACCGCGAATCTGTCCCAGGATCACCTTGCAGATAGCAAGGCTGAATCGCTGAATCCAGTTAACAAAGTATGGGTGCAGAGAAGTACTATCAATCGCCTTGAACTCCACAAGAACTTCTTCAGCAATGGTGGGAGGAGGTGCGATGTTTAGATATTTATTGTTTACAATATTAAACGTACCGTCGTTACCGAGAATCTTTCTCATCATCTCCAGGTGTGAGATGGTGACATAGTAATCTCCTACAGAGAAATCCCTGAATAAGAAGTTATCTTGAAAGTACTTGATAAAGAAATCAAACTCTAGAGTTCCATTACCTTGGCTGAGACTTAAAAGATTCTTTCGGTATACTGCGTTTCTAAAGTTATTTGTTACTACCGAAGGTAGTTCGTACAAAGAAACACCGCTCCTAGTTGCAAAGGTGCAGAATTGAGTACACCAGTCAGGTGCATGGTAGTCTAGCTTTGAGATAGCCTCGTCAATTGCCGTCTGGATCTGAAAATCCGTAAGCTCTACTCGAACAACAGGAAAGCCTAAGCGCGCTAAAACAAAATCTTTAATCGACTCATAGAAATCTGAGAAATGGGCCTCATTCTTAAATCGACGACGATTCATATTATCGTAATCGACATCGCCAGGATAGTCCCATTGCTCTAGGATCGAATAACTTCCGCTCACTTGACCGAAAGTATTGCCATACCTAGTTTGAGGTTTGAAGGGCCTATAACTCATCTACTCACTCCTTCTCAGTAGTGGTCTTGCGGCGGCGAGCTTTTGTCGTTTTTTCTACGGTGGTTTCTTCAGTGGTAGTTTCGGTTACAACAGGGGCTTTGGCTTTAGCGCCTTCAACTTTAACGAAGCTAGGAGTTGAAACAAGCTCATCCAGTTCAAGGGTGCAAAGACCGTCCAGTGTAATTACGCCTTTGGATGTCCATAACCGAACGGGCGTTTGTTGGGTGTTAATATATTTCATAACATATCCTCCAATGTATATAGAGAAATAAAGAGAGCCGCACTTGAAAAAGCACGGCTCTCTTATTAGTTAGTTAGTGGGGATTACTCAGGAGTTACCACCAACAGCACCCGGACGGAAGAGGAAGTTGCTACCCGCACCGATGATTCGGATGATACGGAAGAAGCGAGACTCGGGAGTCACAGCAGCCTTGCCGTAGCGAGTGAGCAGACCCTTGCGGGGCTGGAAGGTCTCAGGATCAGTGATCGTGGGAAGCATCTGGAGTGGGATGTACGGAGAGTACACGAAGCCCGCGTCCATTGGGGAGCTACCCTTGTAACCCATGAGAATTTCGTCATCGGGGTAGAGAGGATCGACGTAGACATCGAACATGCCCTGGAGTTTACCAGCGTAGTTGATGTTTGCGCCAAGCTGACCTTCCCAGTTACCAGCCCTGACACCGCCCTCAAGCTTGGAGGCAGAGTTAAGGATAGCAGCGACGAACGGAGAGGTGATGATGTAGTTACCAGCACCACGGTAGGTCGTCTTGTAGATGTCCTGCGAAGCGAAGTTCAGGGTAGCGAGAAGGTTCGCGTAAGCCTGACCAACGTGACGGGGAGCAAGGTTGAGCGCCGTCGAAGCAAAGTCTACGAAGAAGACGTTCTTGCGGGTCTGGTAAAGACCGCCGCCTGGAGCCTGTCCAGCACCAGTGATGTCATAGGTGAACGAGCTAGGATCGAAAGCCTGACCATTTCGACCAGCACCCGTAATCAGGTTGCTGTTAGGCATGTCCATCAGGCTGCGCTCGAATCCACCACCAGTGATGTCGTAAGCAATACCGCGCATATCCTCGATAAGCTCACGGTCAATCTCAAGGGCAACTTCCTTACCGAGAAGGTCAGTAAGTTCACGCTCAAGATCGAGGTTGTGGTAAGCACGAAGGTCCTGAGCCGCCTCAAGAGTCCACAGAGCGCGGAACTTACGAGTACGGGCAGTAACGGGCTGCTGCTCGATATGGAAGTTAATCTCAGGGATTACTCCGTTTGGAGTAGCGTCAAATGCAGAGATATCTGCAAGTGTGCTAAGTCCCGTGGGGAAGTTAATTGTTTTACCAAGAACCTCACCGCTCGAAACGTCGAAGCCGACAGTCGTCGAGGAAAGGGGGAACGAAGCAATTTGACCACCAACGGTAGCAGAAGGACGCGAAACGTCACCAGAGAGCAGGCCGCTCGTGGTGTTCAGCGCCGAAAGCTCGCCAGTATCAACAAGGTCATCGAGCGAGGACCCAGTAGCGTACTGAGAGCTTGCGTCAAGGATGGTCCGCTGAGCGTAGGTAAGGTCGTACTTGCCGTAGATAGTCTGACGACGCTCATCAGTCAGGCGGTCGTATCCAAGATAGAAGATCTGGGAAACAGGACCCTGCATGGGCTGAACGCCAACAACTTTGTTAGCAATGAGTTCGGGGAAGACCCGACGAACAAGTGGGAAGGCAAATTTCTGGAACGTGCCAATGGAGCCAACGGTAGTTGGCCCTGCGCCTGGGGTCGCCTCGGAGAGCATTCCATCCTTTTGAGACTCGTTCAGAATATGACGAGCTTGGTTCTCAAGTAGGACGGCGGTAGTCTCACGAGTGTACGAGTCGCTGACACCTTCGAGAATCGGACTCCACTTATCAACTAGAGTTTGCGATGTTTCTTTGTTTAACATAATTTAAAAGCTCCTTATTGAAGTTTGGACAGTCGAATTACGTCCTCATTCAGGAAGAAATTCTCCCGAGCCGAATCGGGGAGACCTTGGGATTCATGATTCTCGTTGGTAATCATGACCGCCGACTCTGAGGACTTGAAAGGAACTTCGGCTTTTTCCTGTTCAACGACAAGTGCCTCTGAGAGTTGGCTAAGTTCAGTCTCTTGGTGATCCAACTTGGACTCCAGGAGGCTGACTGTTTTAAGTGATTCGTTGAGTTGCGATTGGACGGCTTCAAGCTCATCCTGCAACTTAGCGTTTGCTGCTTCATGAACTGCGACGGCGTTACCGAAGTCTTCGCCGTCAATCTCACCAGCGACGATGGTCTTGATGGCTTCGAACACCTTGTAGGCACGAACCATCTTGTCTTCCGACTCAAGTTCCTGCCGCGCAGATTCTTTGAGATCCTCAATCTTGGTACGAAGGAAAGCTTTGACCTTCGTCTCAATCATGACAACCTCTTCCGCAACACGCTCCTCAACGACCTCATCGAGTAAAGAAGCTACCTCCTCGATTCCAGCCTCGGTGAGACCTTCGGGGAGTGCTTCAACTAATTTATCGAGATTTGTGCTCATGATAATCTTGGGTTGCTACGAGTATGTACTATACGGCTGATGCGAGTGTATTTTATTTTTAAAGTTTGCCCAGCCGCCGCTTGAGTGCAGTGATGTAAATCCGATCATTGTGAAAATGCTCAAGCTCTTCCACGATAGGTTCACGGAGTTCGTTTAGTTGTTTACTCTCGGAAAGGGAAGGGAAAGCGTCCTGGCTAGACGGCTCCGACACCATGTCGAAAGTAATCATGTTGTAGTTCTCACCTACGACGTAATTCGAACCAGACTCGTCTAAGTCCATCGAACCCGTACCTCGCGATGAGATACCTAACTTAACACCCGCCCTCAGAAGCTCTGTAAGAACTTTTCCGGCGGGTGTGTTCAGAACCTCACCCTCTCCCATTACGTGGTTACCTTGCATTGAAAGCTTGGTGATAACGTGAGAGACGTTTCCAAGGTGAACAATCTCATCGGAGGGGTGGTCAAGCTCACCAAGAAGTTGGCGAGATTCGATCTTCGGCTGAAGCTTCTTTACTTCACGCTCAAGAAGGGGGCGATTATAGATGCGCTTGTTGCCGTTCGGACGTTCGGCCTCAGAGAAGATACCTTTGAACTTCATGGGTCCCCCAGACTTCCCTTCGGAAAGAAGGGAGATTTCTCCGAACGAAAAGATATCTCTAATAAGCATCACTTAATCTCCTGGGTTTCGTTAAGAATAGCGTCGATGAAGAGTTCAAAAGACTCCTTCTTGACCTTCTTTTTCTTCTTAGCCTTGCCCTTCTCAACCTTGCTAAGAGCCTTGTCCACGGGCTCGATCTTTACAGTGTCCTTGCCCATATCAGCTCCGTGAGTGCTGTAGGCGCGAGAAGCGGTCATCTGAGGACCGACTCCGATACCGCCAACGCCCGTAACTTCACGAAGAATATCGCGAGCCTGTAGAAGGATCTGAACCTGCGCCTCCCCCAGACGGGAAGAGCCGCACGACTTCTTCTTGGCCGTCTTCTTCTTGGCGACCGCTTTCATCTTTTTCTTAGGAGCGGCCTCGTCATAAGATTGCTCCTCATTGAGATGCTTTGTGGATTCGTTCATCATACTCTCGCGTAGCTTGTCCGAAAGCTCAGGAAGCTCCGGTTCGTTGTAAGGGTTAGAAAGTTGTGACTGAGCCTTGGACGGGCTGCTAAGGGCACCCCCAAGAATATCATCAGCCATTGCCATGATACTCTTATCCATGTCTTCAGTCCTCGTCGCCGTCGTCGTCGGACATGCCTGGCTTGGGCTTGTCGCCCATCTTAGCCTTCATCTTGTCGGCCATCATAGCCTTCATCTTGTCCTTCTTCTTGTCCTTCATACCTGGCTTGTCCATGCCTGGCTTGGGCTTGCCGGGCATCATTTTTTCCTTCTTCATATCGCCGTCGTATGCCTCGTCAACTTCTTCATCATCAGCGAAGTCGGACTCGGAAAGCATGCAAGCATAAAGATTGCCGTCGCCGTCTTCGAAAACACCTTCGAGGATGTAATCGACTTCATCGAACTCAACGAACTCAACGAGGACTTCTTCGCCGCTCTCATCGAGAGAGACGGTGAAGGTTTCATCAAGCTCCTGAAGACGAATATAGTGAAGACCGTCTTCAGCCTCAACGACCTCTTCGGTCAGGGCGAAGCGAGCATCTTCGAAAGCATATACGTCAACGTGAACTTCCTCCTCGGAGGGCACTTCATAGCCCGCGCTCTCCATGAGGCTTTTAGCGTGTGCATCGGAAACGCGAGTGAATTGCGATTCGTTGTTTAGGTATTTCATTGTTCCTGTTCCTTATCGAGAGTGGAAATCATTCCCTCTAGTTTATTTAGTCGGTTCGTATATTCGTCTACTTCTTTTTTACTTGCTGTATCCGATAGACTGATAAAATTCTTTGCCCAGGCTCTTCCTCGCTTCGTTACAAGGGGTACGAGAATAAAGATAATCACGTACCACCAACCCAAAGTATGGAGTAATGCACTCAGGCTGGATACGAAAGCTTGCCACGGGCTTTGAGGAATCTGAGCCGCAATATTCTGTTGCGCCTGCTTTTTAAGATCAACATTAGCACGTTCGGCCTGCTGTAGTTGCGAAGCCCCGATACCTACTGCCGCGCCAGCAGCAGCGCCCCCAGGACCAACGACGGATCCAGCAGCAGCGCCTCCTGCACCATAAAGCATGGTTTCAAGGGACTGGCATGCAGGAGTTAGCATTAAACAAACACTAAGAGTTATATTCCGTAGTAATGTAGCCATCAATAATTAAGGTGTGGTTAACATCATCGCTTCCGGTTGCATAGGTCTGAATACGTAGAACTACGGTGCCGTTAGCAAGTGATTTATTTACAGGGGCGTAGAAAGTATTGACACCTCCATAATTCCTTCGAAGATCTCCGCCCGACTGTGCGACTCCCCACATCGAAATTAGTCGGAACGGGAGAGACCCTCCCTGCATGTATACTCGGTTAACGTCGTCGGTATCATTACCTCCTCCGTCACTAAGAATTCTAAACTGCACGGCCACAATTCCTTGACGATCAAAAGGAGGGATCTTAGTAGTAATATCCCACTCCCTAGGATTGGCGGCAGTACCCAAGTTACTAACCCTTCCAAATTGAAATACAACCTCTTGCGTGGGTAGGAACTTATGCCTTTCTACGGGAATCGAAATACCGCCGCCCACTGAGTTCTCCAGAGCCGCAATACGCCCTTCATGGTTTAGACCATTCGGAGTAGGTCCAGGTGCAGTGCCCTGAACATCTACCTTAAGCTGAGTTACATCCTCCACGACCTCAGTTACCGTATTATTGAGGGCGTCTACATTCGCGGTGTTTTGATTAACCTTACCCTCAAGCTCACTAACTTTCTGGTCGATTCGATCGACCTCAAACATCAGACGCGAATCAGTTACAAACGGGTTCGAACCAGCCGGGTTATTAGAAGTGAGGATTGCAGCGCGCTCGTTGTAGGTAAGCTCAGTGCTACGAAGGAACGGACGAATATCAAGTACGTTCTCAATAGGGATTGGCTGTCCCGTAACATACCCTTGAGGAACTCGGACGTAAGCGACGGGAAGCGTGAATGCAGCTTGTGTTTCTACCTGCTGACCTAGAATGACGCCCTGAGATGTTCGGCCACCGCCTTGAGGGTGCCATGCAAAGTTCGTAAGGTCGTCGGGCGAAGGTACGCTGCCGAAGTTCGTACCAGTAGTAATCTCCGAGGATGCCATGCCAGTCATACGACCCGCCAAACGCCCAGTCTCAGTCTCAAACCTGCTTCCGTTAGCTTGAACTCCCGCAGCTTCGTCTGTCCTGAAATACGCGCCTTTGATAATGCCAACCGACGCTAGTGGAATGCCGATATTTGTATGATCGGTATCCAGCGCGCCTGTGGCTTTAATGTAAACTAGATCCAGACGTTCCGCAGGCGCACTATTGGCGTTGAACTCCGAAGGATCAAAAGACTCAATCACGACGGATTTATCAGAGCCGTCGCTGTTCTGATAGAGTTCCACTACGGAGGTACGGCCAACGCCTCGGGTAAAGCGAACAAAATCGTCCGCAAGTGTCGTGGAATTTAGTCCCTGGGTTCCATCGAAAGAGGTGTTGTTGAAGTTAGCATCGCTATCTCGCATCATTCGCCAACCACTTTCTCGACTCGCGGGAAGCTGCATGCGGGCGTTAAATTTTCCAGGACGAACGTAAACCTTTCCAAAATCTTCGGTTGCTCCCGTTGTAGGCTCAACCCATGCCTTTAGATCGGCCAATGCTGTGAAAGGGAAAGCTCCTTTGTTGCTATCTCCAAAACCTCTTACGGTCGCTTCTAGAGCGCCGAGACGCTCTTCAAGAACAATGTCGTTATCTAATAAATCAGTAAGAGGCAAGTTATCGACTTGCCAATAATAAGGATCGTTCGGCTGATAAAGCCTGATTGCTCTGTTAATGTTTGCCATTATACTAACTGATTCAGTTCAAATATATTTAGTGATCTCACACCAACTCCAAAGGAAGTTAGGAAAGTATCCGTATCTCTAGCGATGCCGCCTTCAGTATCTGTGCTCTTGTGAATGGATAGTAAGTTTACTTTCTTACTGGCTGCATGCTTGGCGTTTGCAAACAGAGATGCAGCAGACTCATCAAGCCTGTTATTGAAATACCCTTCCCAGTCAAGGCGAAGAGGAGGGATAGCAAACCCTGGGTGAAGCTGTCCATCGTACCACTTTAGAGGCGTACCTTCAGTCATTCTTGCGTGGGTTACTAGCCCGTTATTCTTACCCGGAGCCTGGTAATATCCTACGAGCCCTCTGCCAAAAGCGGGTAGTGCCGAGGTGTAGCTATACGTCGGGAGATCAGTAAAATCATAATCTCCTACTGCTTGAGCGAAAGTAATATCGCTTAAGCTGTAAGCATAATCCGCAGGCATCTGATAACCTTGCGCGTTTACTTGGTCATAAGGCGAACCACCATCTAGAGAAGAGGTTTCAGTTAAGATATAAGTTCCTGAACCGCTTAAAGCATAAGAGGTCTCTTCGAGAGTTTTTAGATCACCGTCGCCTCCAACCATTAGACGGAATGGGCCATGGTTATCAAACTGTGATGAAGTATACTTATTCTCTGTGGCAAATCCATATTTTCCATAGTAGTCGCACGCTGCCCCGTTCCACCACCGACCAGTTGGACCGTGCCAGTTATTGTTTACGCTTTCAGTTTTTGTATCATTACCATTTAAGAATGTTCTAAAAACTCGAAGACGAGAATCATTAGAAATATTCCAGATATGAATCCTAGAACCAAAGCCTGAGAGTACGAAGTCGTCTGCTGTAAGATAATCCCCATCTTCAGCGTAAGCGAACTGGCTGCCTCCCCCTTCAAACGGGTTTGGGGAGCCAGCCTCGCCCGGCGTGGTCGGGGTAGGTTCAATAACGCTAGTAGTTGTAGTAGTGGTTGTAGTAGTGGTTGTAGTAGTGGTTGTAGTAGTTGTCGTGGTTGTAGTAGTGGTTGTTGTGGAGGGGGTTGAAGTTGTAGTAGTTGGGGGTGTAGTAGTGGTTGTAGTAGTGGTTGTTGGGCTTGTAGTAGTGGTTGTTGTGGAGGGGGTTGAAGTTGTAGTAGTTGGGGGTGTAGTAGTGGTTGTAGTAGTTGTGGTTGTAGTAGTGGTTGTAGTAGTTGTGGTTGTGGAGGGGGTTGTAGTAGTGGTTGTTGTGGAGGGGGTTGAAGGTGTAGTAGTGGTTGTAGTTGTAGTTGTAGTAGTAGTTGTCGTGGTGGGAGGTGGAAGTGATGTAGTGGTTGTGGTGGTGGGAGGCGTAGTTGTAGGACTTGAAGTCGTGGGTCCTCCACCAGCGGTAGTAGTAGTAGTAGTTTGCGAAGTCGTAGTGTCACCCGGGCAGATACAACACTGATCCGCGATCCAACAAGTGTCCGTGGTGAAGGAAGCGGGGCCAAAGTTGTTCATATCGTCAATGAACTCGGTGCCCGATCCGTGCCAGTTATACATCACTCCTGACACGGAGGAGGCGGGCATTCCAAACTTGAAATTAACTAGCTCAACATCTACGTCGCTACCGTCAACGGCACGAACACACATTCCGCCCGTGCTTCCACTAGGCTGCTCAGAGATGTCTGCCACGAGCCCTGAGTCTCTTTGGAAACGTCGAAGATCATCCCCAAGGACGACCGCTCTGTCTGTTGCTCTTAAGTTAGTAGCCACTGAGAAAGCATTAGGGAAGAACGCCATGTAACCGCCCGACGTTGCCCCGATAAACCTGTTACTCTCAACGATTGGGCCGTATGAGGATGAGGTATCAGCGGACGCACCAAGACCAAACATTCTAATTTTAGAGTCTTTTGATGCAACTAAACAAGCGCGACTAGAGTGAAGCTCTACTTGGGTGTGGTTGGCCGAAGACTCAAGGCCAAACTTAGCTGTATCCAAGCCATTGATAAGTTCGGTAGGCGGTCCAAAATAGATCTCGGAGTTATCCTCGCATAGAGCATCAACGCCCCAACGCGAAATTTTGGTTGGCCCGATGAAACTAATCTTGGACGATCCTTTCGCGTATAGAGGAGTGGATACATAAAGATACCTAAGTTCCTTCGCGCTATCTACAACATCATTCGAGGTAATGGCTGTCCACCTGTCCGAGAAGCCTTGAAGAACAAGGTTAGAGCTTCTAGTTACGAGAGCCGCTGCACCCTGGCGCACGGAGCTTAAAGAGTTTCCCGTGTATGCAAGGCCAATGATATGCCCTCGTGAGTTGCTGTCTAATGTGATCGCGGGCGCTGGCTGATTTCCTGGTAGACCTCCGTTTCTCATAAACGAATAAGCCGACACATCAGTATCAGAAGAATCTAGCGGAGTGTTACCTCCCCAGGACCCGACATTAGAAAAGAGTTCTACATCAGGGTGTACAGCGATATTAGAGTTATTTTCCGCGATAACGTTGATGCCATTGTAATCACAATGGAAGAACTGAAAGCCAGACACGTTATCAGAAGTGCCTCCAAACTGTCCAATGAAATCTGCATGCTTACCGTACAGAAGATCAGATGAGTTTAGCTTGAAGCCGTAGTCTCGGTTATCGTCTACGCTGAACTGGGGGAGGCAGATCTTTGAGTGATCTGCCTTAACGCCTGAGAGGTTAAGGAAAGCGCCTAAGCGCCCATCGAAATCCAGAACGGAGTTTTTAAGCTTGAGTCCTAGTTTATGTCGGGTGGTTTGAAGGTGAGCAGTGATTGTGTCGCTGCCTCCCGCATTCTTAGAGTACGTATTAGTGCTCTCTTGATCGCGAGTTCCGCCACAGATAAGAGAATTAGTTGCATTAATACCTATCTCCATACCGTCACTTACAATACGCATATGACGCCCTGCGCGCGAAACAGAAGATGTATCAAAAACAAGTTTTGAATTGTAAAGGTTAATTCCAGCCCCACGACCCTCAGAGTCCAGAACACTATCATCAACCTTAGCAATTCTCTGAACAACCAGAGACCCAGCCGAACTAATTTTACTATTAGTCGCAAGGATGCCGTTCGTTCGGCAGCGCGCTACGGCAAAATCCTCTAACAAAACATCGGAGTTGTTTAGTTTAAGTCCTACGTCTGCGCTGTAAGTTGCCGATGTTCCTACATTATCGAAACCGTCAATTAAAATACCTTTTAGTTTTACTCGATTACAATCACGGATAGAAATCGAACTAAAGAAAGATCCATAAAGAAGAGCAGTTGCAGTATCCCCCGCCTGTACCGTATTACGCAACTCTATCAGATTAGCACTTGTGTCGTTTGAAGAGGGAGTAATTGAAGCACTCACGACTGGATCCGCGCCCGCGATGACTGTATACCCTCCAGTTGAGAAAGTTGAAGGTCCGCTACTAAAGCCAAAAGCGAACTTGCTTCCACCGGGCGTGGAATAAGATGACGCCATAAACTCACACTGCTGGCATTCTTTCTGCGAATCAGGCGATAGCTGAGAAAATGCGCGGCTTCCAGACGCCCAGAGCGAAGCGTCAAAGGTAGAATCTCCTGTTCTAGTGCTGCTGGCATTTAAGATACTTTGCTGCAAGGCAGTGGATTCCACGGACAGAATTGAAACTACGCCGTCACGAGTAAAGGTTCCGCTAACCTGCGCTTCAGTATCTGAGGCGTAGTTCAGTCCCCGAATTTCAATAGCGCCTCGTCCTTCACAGGTAATGCCAACGAGAGAGAGTGCGCCAAGCTCGTAGTAACTTGCGATCTCGATAAGAACAGGATAGTTTAGAATCCTCGGCAGCGCATCAACAGCTTCCTGCGCTGTTTGATAGACGCCTGCGCTAGGGTCTGTAGCCGCAGAAGAGGAAACAACAAGGGTAACGCCAGAGTATTCCTGACTGCCAGGAAATCCCGCGAACTGTTTGAGATAGTCGTAGCGAGACTCTAGGGTTGTGATTGACGAGTTGTCTTGCTCGTAGTTATAAAACGTGCTTGGGTCATAATGAAATACATCAACATAGTTCGTGTCAATGACTTGCGAACCTCCAGAAGCCTCATAGTATTCATATAACCTGTTCATTAGACAAGACGATTTAGATCAAACATGTTTAGAGATCTTACACCCAGGCCGAAAGTGGGGTTGCCCGAGTTTGTATCCCTACCTTCACCACCAATGCTCGGTGAGGTGCTGGCTCGATAGATCGAAAGAAGGTTTACTTTCTTACTAGCCCCGTGCCTAGCGTTGGCAAATACATTAGCCGCCGACTCATCCAACCAGTTTCGAATGTAGCCCTGCCATCCCAAGTGTAGAGGTGGGAATGGGAAGATTGGATGTAGCTGACCCTCGTCCCATTTCATTCCTTGACCTTCAACCATGCGGGCATGAGTCATGACGCCATTAATTTTTCCGGGCTCATCAGCCTGCCCAGCTAGACCGCGACCGAAGACCGGCTCCGCACCAGACACAGATCCTGGCTCTAGCCCAACATGGTAGGAGAGGGTGTCCTCTGCACCAGGAGTGTTAACAGCCAGATCAAACATTGTCTGATAGCCTTGGCTATTTACTTGATCCATGGGAGAACCCCCCTGCGTCATTTGAGTATTGAGGGCAAGACCTTGATAATCAACCTCAGAATATGTCTTAAGATACCCGCGATGAGACCCGACCACTCGGAAAACTCCTAAGTTGTAGAACCCGTTAACTTCAGACCCTAGCCCTTTTTCAGTAAGGGCGCTGGCAGCGAATCCGAACTTACCATAGTAATCACAGGCAGCACCATTTTGCCATCGCCCAGTAGGGCCGTGGTAATTATTATTGATGCAGTTTGTTTGGGGATTTTGGCCGTTTAGAAGCAAGTTAGCTGCATGCATACGTGAGGTATCAGCGATGTTCCACATATGGATTCGGGAGCCGATGCAGGAGAACTCATAATTCACTCCCGAGAACGTCGAGTTTTCCACATCAGCCCCTTCTTGGCTCATAGTCACAACAGGTTCATAGATATTAGCCTTCCAGGTTTCCGTAGGGGATGGGATTGTAGGAGGTATGACTGTCCCTGTAACTGTCGTAGTCGTAGTTGTAGTAGCAGGGGTTGTGGGTGCTGTGGTGGTAGTTGTCGGAACAGTGGTAGTCTGATCGCAGCAAGAGGTAACCAGATCGCAAATATTGAACGCAGGGGAGGCAGCAACTCCACTAGCAGCCGACCCGTCATATTCACAGCCCGTGCCGTTGTAGTTATAACAAACTCCAGAGACATCAGAAGGTAAGCCATCATTTCCTATGCGGAAATTAACCATGTTCACATCGACTTTACTCGCACCTACAGCACGTACACACATGCCTCCAGTGGTCACTCCGCTGTGATCGTTGTCGCTGAACGCGGCATCGGTTCGTGAAAACAGACTAAAATTATCTGCCCCATAGAATGTGGAACTTAACTGCTCTGTAAATCCGTTAGGAGAAAAGCGCATGTAGCTTCCTGAGGTAGCTGATACGAAAGTGCTGGAAGCGTCAAAGGTTTGGTTAATGTCCGTGGAGTTGTCCGCATCAAGCGAGCTACCGCCCAGGGACTTGATTTCGATCAGAGATTTTTCATTCGCGACTAGGCATGCACGGTTGGCGTGAATATCAACCTTGGTGTGGTTATCGGTCGAAGATAGACCGAAACGTTCGTATGCAGGAGTCCATACGGTGTGATCTTCTGTAGGAGGTCCAAACGCGGCGCGAGAGTTATTCTGAGCGAGAACGCCAACACCTGCACGAGCGATCTTGGTCGGACCTGTAAAGACGACTTCGGAGTTGTCTAGAGCCGCTACAGCCGCAGTGGTCCAGTTGTTCTTGAGAGTAACAGTGCCGTAGGACCCAAAGCAGGTTGCGCCTCGCTCGGTTCCTCGGAAGACTCCCTGAGAGTTTTCGCTGACCTGGACACACGCTCCTGCAACGCCCGCTGCCGCTCCATTGAAAGCGACGGATAGATTGACGAACTCAGCATCAGAGTTATTATTCAGGATGATGTTCGGAGCCTTGTAAGCCCCTAACCCGTATGTTCCATGATTGCTCATGATCCACATATCCGCTCCCGTTTTAACTCGATCTGTTTTACCGCCCCATCGCGCCATCAAAGGAACAAACTCTACGCCGTCATGCGGGGCGATGGAAGAATTTTTATCGACATGTACGTTGATGCCGTTGTAGTCGCAAGTGAAGCCTGGTTTGGTGGTTCCACTAAAAGCTGAATACCCACTAAGATCGTCTGAGTCTTTCCCGTAGAAAAGATTAGAGTGATTTAAGTAAAAGCCCTTCTCTTGATTCGTGTCTACGCTGAACTGTTGGAATGTGAGGTTTGATTGGAATGCTTCAATTCCATTGATGTTGCAAAATACTTCAGTGCGGCCATCCAGATCGTAAACCGAGTTTACCAGCTTAATACCCGTTTGGTTGTTGTGAATGTACAGACGAGTGGTTCGCGCATCTAGTACACCCGCATTTTGACCCGTGGCTGCGACTGTATTTGAGTTGATAGCGCCGCCTGTAAGTAAGGAGTTATTAAGAGAGATGCCTACCCCGCACTTTGAGATGTTTCTCATAGCGCCATAGCCCGTAACGTAGGCATACAGGTTGCTTGAATCCTCGGGGCTAAACACGATGTTTGAATCGGTTGCAAAGAGACCAACGCCTTCGGAGGGGCGAGTGCCGTCAAGATTCCTTTCATACACGCGGTGAATGAGGAAGTCGCCCCTGATACTCACCGTGGAGTCCTGCACATTGACGCCCGTTTTTCTAACGCGGCAAATCGCAGTGTTCTCAAGTAAGACGTTTGAGTTCGTAATGTACAAACCCGTGTCGCACAGGTAGGACATTTGGTTAGGGTACTGGGAATCTAGTCCTGACGCCGAATCAATGCAAACGTTCTTTAGCTTAACCTTGGAGCAATTTTTGATCTCGACCTTATTGAAATACGCCCCCCACCAAACACTTTGGATTGGATCGACCGCAACGGGAACATCCCGCGCCTCAATCAAAGACTCACCCGCGCCGTTTCTAGTCTTGGGGCTAGGGTCCAGAGCAATCGTCGATTCCTCGTCTGTAGTGTAGTAACCTAAAGAATACTCATGGTTCGCTGTCGCTAACGAACCTCCAGGAAACAGAGAAGAAGCATCTCGATTGTATTGAGGGGAGAACGTGATCGTTTGAGCTTCGTTTTGTGAATCAGGTAAGACGGAAGTAAAAATGCGTCCGTTCCGGCTCCACCCTTCCAAGGAAAAGCACGTAACCCCTAGGTTTGTTGAAGAGGTGGTTACGATATTAGCACTAATACTTGAGTCCGCGTAAGGGGAAAAAGTGCCAGGGGGGACGACGGTTTGGTCGTGGATCGACGTAATCATAGTCTGAACTACGCCCGAAGGACCCGCCTCCGTAGTAGCTTGGACAGTGGATACATCTCCGTATGTATGACTCCTCGCAAGTTGGAGGCATTCAATCTGAAGAGCGCCGTCACCTTCGCAGTGAATATCCGCAAGATTAAGGTCACCGAGATTACCGTAATCACAGATCTCGATCAAAAGAGGGAACCGCAGCCTACGAGGCACAACCTCTAATGCATCCTGAACATTTTGGTATACGCCTAGAGCGGAGGCAGACTTAGGAGCGTCCGCACTTACGGTGAGAGTTACGCCAGTAACATCCGTCAGTCCCAGATATTGACGGAGCACGTTGGAGCGCGTCTCCAAGTCTAGGACAGGAAGGTTATCCTGCTCCCAGTTATAAAAAGAACTTGCATCAAACTTATGCACTTCGGGGAAGGCATACCCTGAAAGGGTCTGACCTCCTCCTGTCACATCAAAGTATTCGTATAGCGGGCTCATCAGAATTCAATTGTCCATCGGAATAGCACAGAGAAGCTGTCCTTCTTCTCTAACGGTGTAAAATACCTATAGGCGCATAAGTAGCTACCATCGGTCGCAGAGCCGTCAGGGTTTCGGCTGAACAGACCGATCTCATTGAGTGTTTCTCCTTCGCAAGCTTGATCCCCCACAAAGATTTGATACATCACACGAGTTGGGCTGATCTTCTTGATATAAGGGAACGGGATTACTCCGAACGCTTGGTCTGCGGCTGGCGTGCCTGAGCTTAGATCATGAATGCTTAGTTGGAAGTTGGCGGTGCCGTAATCCCCTGACGCTAGGGCAGAGGAAAGTTGTCCTGTGCCCGAGACCTGAAGGCTCGACGCCCCAGACACGCCTAGCTGAAAGTATACGATCTGAAATCCTGAAATATTATCCACCGCAGGACTGGAGAAAGCCTTGAGAAGCGTATGGCCCATGCCTGAGGTGATAACATTCTGCTCAGAAAAATGAACTTCCTCGCGACCGTCTGGGTAAAGTTTGAGGATCTCCAGATGCCCGCGAGGTGCCGAGTTTTCGTAGTTCAGTATTGTTTCCATTATAAGAAGTTAATCTCCCAGACAATTCGAAGAGATGGATTTGTAAGTCCACTTGCAATTGTAATAGGTTGCCTAAAAACTTTTTTGGCTAATAATTTAAATACAGGATTGCGATCAGTATCTGTTACGTTATATAGCTCTCCAGACGATCCGGGCTTATCGTAGACAGAACTTAGGCTGTACCCGTTATCCAGGAGCTTGGCGTAGGTTTTATCAATATCAAACGCCCACAGACCCATCGCTCCAATACCGCCTTGTAGATCGAAGAAGTTTACATCCGTCGCGGACAGATCAATCGTATGGACGATGGAGCTTGTCGTAGTGCTTACGGTGAATCCCGACAGGTTGAAGTTGGCATCACCTTGCCCGCTGTACACAAACCCATCAGAGTTTACACAACCTGCAATATTATGTGTGCTCGCAATTACACCCGTAGACCCTGACAGTGCCGAGGTTGCGGGGTCGGGTCCCCAGTTAGCTGAACCTAACGCACGAGCCTCGGATATACCAGATACGGGGATCTCAATGTTATTAGTGAACTGTCCTAGGCGTCCAGCAGGAAGCTTGGCAGGTTGTACCGTAGTTTCTTCGGGCGCAGGAAACGCTCCGAGATCAAACATCGCAGAAGCCGTGACATTATAAAACCGCCAATCGTTAAGAATGGTTTGCTTTGCAGTGCTAAAATCGGTTGTGACTATACTAAAAGTAATGACGGTATTATCATCAAAATCTTGATTAGTAATATCCACCACGGGAGTTCTTGTAAATTTTTCCTGAAGGTTACTGAATTGTCCTGAAACTGCAAACGTAAAGTCGTTTCTAGTTTCTTCGCCTCTCTTACACTCCCCCCAAGAAGAGGTAGTGGCGTCCCAATGCACAACCTTACCCGTAGAAGTGTTGGCATTAGCCGACCATTTTAGAGCGACAAGAGCTTCCGTGCTGAAAGCCTGGTAAGCTATTGAAAAGGCCATCCCCTCTGAATCTACAGGAAGAGTTAAATCGCTCAGGTTGAAGGACTGGCACAAAGACATGTTAGGAGCCTCTGGTACGGCTCCCGTAGTGCCTGGATTACCGGACAATATTATCCCCGTAGATCTGTCAGGCCAGATATAAAATTGTGCGGGGGCTTCCAAAACACCGAAAGATGAAGATCGAACAACGTCAGTTCCGTATAGGGATGAGAACGTATTCATCATGATGTAGGGCTTACCTATAATATCACGACGATGGTTTCTAAAATAAACCTCAGAGGTAAGAGTGTCCTCTTCTACCTCGTCCTCAATGAAAGTAAGTGCAGCGTCTGTGCAGTATGCACCCGTAACTTTCGAAAGTTCCCCAGCGCCTGTTCCATGGGACGAAGTATCCCTACAGATCATAAATTGATAAACAGACTCGTTGGAATGAATACTACTTGGTGCAATATTCATTCCTTCAATCGCAAATAAGTTTATCGGGGGCTCGTTTAGGAAATCCAAATATCCAGTAACCGAGCCGTCATCAAGAGGATTGGCTCTCATGGGCACAGCCACATCGTCCGCAACTAGTCCTGAAAATACATTGGTCTCTTCGTTAGGACGAGCCCAGCAATTTGCAACAGAGGATTTAAAGTTGAATAGCTCTTTTGGTTGTTGCGTAGCGGGGGGCGCAAGAGAATCCATTCGAAGAGATCTAACGAATCCGGGGTGATTGCCTAGGGCGCTTACGGTCAGAATAAAATCAAAAGCCCCCTCGGAGTTTAGAGGCACTCCTTCCCTAATCAGGGGTACTGGGTTGATGGTCGTAGATTCAAACGGGGAGAATCGGCCCGCGTTAAAAATCGAAGAGGAGTCCAATACCGTACCATCTCCAGACGGCACCCAGTTCCCCGTCTCGAAGTTAAATTTTAAACGATCTCCGTTGGAATCAAGACCGGAAGTCTCTAGAATAAACCCTACGGGCGCGGCGGATAATCCATTGTTAAACTCTTTACACACCTCTCCGTTGAATATAAAGGTTCTGTTGGACGAGCAGGAGAAGGTTCCTGAGACTGAAGATGAAACTTGTAAGCACAAGTCGGAAGGTTTTACTAAAGTGCCTTGCGCGTCATAGTCTGTAAAGACAGCATTGCGGTTTAACTCTGGGGATATTGCATATGCAGGACCGTCCAATCTCGTCTCGTTTAACGCAGAGGCAGCGGGCGTTGCTAACAAATTATAACGCCCTTGGTTTCTCACATTCGAAACGTACCGTTTAAGAACGGCACCCCGAAAGAAATCCTCATTAGAAGCATTAGAGTTAGGGTCTAGAGTAAAAAGGTACGAGTACACCTTTGAAGGTGCCATGCTCGCAAGCTGTGAGATGTACGTAATATTGCTGAGATCCGTAGCCGAGAAGTTACTATTGACATTGCTTAGGTCAATAAACATCCCCGACGACTGAAAGTCGTTACCGCTAATGGTAGCTAAATCACCGCCAGACCAAATATTACCCACATACCAATCATCAATGATTCGAAGCGACGGGTTCCAGAAATAGCAGTTTAACTGATCGGACTCTGAGTTCGAGTAGAAAGAGTAAGAGATCTCAAGGGGGTGCTTCACCTTGCTCTTCGGCACGTTAATAAATTTGGAGACCGTACCTGAAACATCTGCCGAAGCATTCACAACCAAGGCGGATCCACCGCCACCCCAGGAGTGTCGGCTATACTCTGGGGTCGTTCCGAAGTTGTAAGACTCTCCTGTAATTGTATCTTTTGCGGTTACATGAATCTCCGCGCCAGCCACGCCCGAGATGGAGCTAAACTGAAACTTAATCTCTGCTACAACATCTAGCGCCGTCTCGTCCTCAATGGAAACCCAGGGCTCCATGTCCGTGCTGTAAACAGACGCAGTTTGACGAAGAACCACAGCGCCCGAACTGTCGCCACCTGTAGATGACGGGGCAAACGATCGAATGTACAGAATACCGTCGTCTGGTTCCGCGTATGTGGATGACGCCTCCGTACCCGAGAGCGCCGCATAAATGGTAGACACATCAGGCAGATTGGCACTCATATCATACCGAGCGCAGGAGCCGTACTCGTAGGTATCTTCAAACTCATTTGAAGAGGGGTTATAGCGAAGCTCACTTTGAATCCGCCAGTTAGGAAGCTCGTACAAAGATAGAAGTTGATTAACGTAGAACCCTGAAAGGGTGTAGTCTACCGTATAATCCTTAAAAGTAGTATTCCTGAAGAAATCGGTGGTTGATGAGAATGTGCCGTTAGTTAGGATACTGTTAGACGCGGGAGTACCTCGCCAGTTAACCGCAGAGAACTCTGGGTTAGGAATATCCTCTCGATAAGACCACGCCTTTCCGTCCCCTGGATCGACCGCTGTAAGGCCGCCCGTCGCATTTACATGAGCGGAAAGGCACGCGAGCGAGTGAATCCGATCGAAGTTTGATTCGTTTGGCGAGAAGGACATCGCCTGTACGGTGAAGTTAGAGGTGTTGTACGATGCCGACACATCAGCAGATACAGCCGAGGGCGCAGGCACGCGCGTCATAATGTCTACAATATGCTCTTTGAACCCATCTACGATGAGGTTTGATTCCTCAAAGATGGGCTTCTCGTCATATGCCTGATATACTCTAACTGTACCTCTCATTAGTCTTCTACTTGAATTTCAACTATATCGTAGTCGGTGCTGGCAACCGTGACGGTGCTGCTGGCGGTGTAGTCTGTATATCCTACTAATTCTAGGTACTCTGCTCGACTACCGCCGCTGGTTTCGAAGTATCCACTTGAGTCCACAACTTCGCGAGAATACTTGCCGTCAGATAAAGTATCCCAGAAAGTGTAGATTCTGTCTACCTCAGATGCATTAAAGTTATTCATGTTGTAGTTTAAACATTTATCTACAACAGAAATCTCATAAATGTTTAGACCGTCTTGGTCTGAAGGGGTTGTCGATTGGTTAGTAACTCTAATCTGATATCCCGTTGAGCTTGTATGTACGCTGCTCGACATGAATGCGCTCACGCAAGGAATATCCTTGATAGTATGAATGTCCTGCGCGTGGAAATCTACTCGGTAGGGTCTCACGCATTCTTCGTAAGCAGGCACCGTCAGTTTTTTCACAAGGTCATCCGTATTGGTTACCATGTCTGTCGGAATCCATTTACTTGACGGCCAATGGAACGACCATTCACGACCAGTTCCGTCGTCCTGAGTCACTCCAGAGGTTACAAGGGAGATTCCGATCTGCTGGTCAACATTATTATTCTGCGTCTTAGCGAAGACATCGACATAGAACTGCGACTGCGGGCGAAGCATGTTGTACGTTTGAGTGCCTTGAGTCGCGGGGTCAAACGGAACCACAACCTCAAGGGGTACGCCATCCGTGTTGAATAGGGTGAGAGCGTTTCCTCGCAAGGTCGAATCCTTAGTAACGTCTAGACTGTTTACGACGATAAAGCTTTTCGAATTACGCCTTGGCTGGTGAATCTCGATGCCTGACAAGAACTCGCTTGTCTTCAAACGGTTTCCGTAGGTAATCCCTGACGGCGCATCAACAAAATAAGTTCTTGGGGCGACGGAGTTTATCTCGCCTTCGCTGTTCTGGTACTGCTGACCTTCGGACTTATTGCCGCCGACAACCTTGCGCCACTGTGAATCGTAGCCGTATCGCGAATCAGACCGCGTAGAGTCACCGCTCAACGTAAACGTGTTGGTAAGAGTTAAGGAGCTTCCGTCATGTGAAGTAACTGAAACGCGCACTTGTCGAGGTTGATCGTATGCTGAAACCTCAAAGCCCGCAACGGTCAATATTGCTCCTGTCGTGCCGTTAAGTAAGACGTTATCGGAACCTTCCACGGACCAGGAAGCATTTCCTCCAGTGCATCCAGTGGCGTCGTGCCAAAGAAGGCAAACATCATCTGTGCTATACCCAAGAGATGCCCAGTTACTCGGAAGGGCAAAATTTAGATCAGAGTTTTTTGGGCGTACTACAACAAAGTAATTAAGGTATCCACTAAAGCTGACGGGAGTGCCTGCACCTACATCCCCGTCGTCCAAGTCGAAGAACCCATTACGGGGAGTAGCCGCTAACATATACTCCCAGTTACCATACATCTCTACGTCCTCTCGCTGCCCTTGTATAGGCTGGACGGACGTATCTGTGAGCCCGGAGTCGTTTAAAGCGATTTGTGGGTACACGGCGGATGTCGCCGTCGTGATCTCACTAAACTGTGTAATCGTCCCTTTGTATTGGAAGTCGCTGTTCCATAAGGTTGGACCGAACGCATAGCTCAGGAAATTATGACCTCCGTAGTATGGCTGGTTTGGGCTCTGATTATTTTCTAGAGAACCGCTAAACTCGTTCTTGTAAATGCTATAGGATTCGTGTAGCGTAGTGCCAAACTCAAAACCACGATAGCTTGCATCCGTAAAATCAAAGAACCTATCCCCTTCGAGTGTGCGATTGGTCATCACCTCCATAACGCCCTTCAAGGTGTCTCGATATACGGGCAAGGAGCTACATTCAAAATCCTCCTCACCTACAACACGGAAAGGGTACAGTGTAGACAACTCGAAATTACCCGAGGTCTTTTCAGATTCACATCCTGTGGAAGAGTAGAAACCACTGTTGTCCCATACAACTGAAGACGGCGCTTCAAACGCTTGTCTGTCGTACTCAAAGCCTTTGGCGATGTACTCGTCCGAGTTGAGATACGGATTACTTGACGATCCGTCGTAATAGTTCAAGGCAATGGGCATGCCCTTTCCCCCGCGCGTGTACGGGTAACAATCAAGAGCGTAGCGGTAGTTACGGCGGCGAGAGGCGTTGCGATCTAGGTCAGTCGCGCTCGCCTGCCAGAACGTACTAGAGGCAGATTCGTAGCTTGGAAGGATTCGTCCGTCCCCGTTGACGTAGGTGGTGCTGAGATCGCCTGTGCCGCTCGCTCCCGCCCAAAAATTAGTCCTGCGGGACCCAAGCCATCCCGTGTTAAAATCGTCCAGACAGGCGTCCTGGAAGACGCACAGCGTACCGCTGGGAATGTAAGTATCCTCCAGGTCGAGGTACAGAAGAATACGTACCACGGCGTGCAAGGGAACGAAGGTTCGTAGTACATCGCGATATGTTTCTAGAGCAGCTTTACTTCGGAAGGTGTCGTAGGCGTTTACAACGAAATCTAAACTTTCCGCATCGAATGTAGCGAACAGGTGCGAGCCTTTCGTATTCCAGATATCAAAATCAGAGAGCGAGTCGGTCTCACCATATTCAACGTAATCAAGATAGTCGGGAGGCAGTATGTGGCCCGAGGTAAATAACCTGAACTTATTATTCTCGGCATAGACAGGAGTGCCTGACGCCGCATACGCGGAATTGATCGCTGTATTGGCTAGGTCGCTGAACGCCTGAACGACATACTCATCTACCTCAAACCCTCCATCATTCCTGGAACCAGATAGGACATCGCAGAAGAACGCGATTCTGTCGGTATCAATCTCAGTCTCGGTATAGAAACCATACTTCTCCCACGGCGGCACAGCAACATAGAACCCCTCGGAGTTCGAAGGATCGTTCGGGTAGTTGCGGTGAAAAAATCCTCGTTGGCCTTCGGGCAGGCATGTCCAGATAGGAAGTTGTGTGAAGCTTTTACCTCTTATCCTAATCGCCCCGCCGAACTTGTTATGAAACCTCTCTAGAATCGAATCTACAAGGAAGCGATGGTTTCGGTCTTTTGCATCAGGAAGGTTTCGAGACGCTTGGTTGAAGCGGATGCCGTCAGGCCAGTTACTGCCGAAAGTAACCTCTAGTGGTTCAAACTCCAAACCCTCTTTGGCGATAAATGATCTATTCTTTACCATGTAGTAAAGAAGCTTGGGAACATAAGACTCCCAAGTCTCCACCACGCTTGAGGCTGCAAAGATGTTATCGGGGAAAATGAGTTTGCACGCCGCATCCAGACCGAGAACGCTGCCCTTGGACTTGTACATCAGCACAGCATTTCGTAGCTGTGCCCGCCACCGAGTATGCTCTCCTGTAAGAAGACGCCATCCGATATTATTTGCTAAAAGCTCAAGGAACTGCTCAGGACAATCATCAATACTGAGTAGGTCGCTGATCTCCTCAAGAATAAGGTTGATGTCCGCAACGCCCAAACTAAGGGCTTTGAGGAATCTTTGAAAGGGTCCTGCGTCTCGAAGTTTGGTCGGGAAGACTCCTGTGTTTGTGATAACCGCTGTAAGAGAGTCCTTGTAGAAGTCGTGGTTCTTAAGCCTCTTATCAGTCCAAGTTTCTAACTGTGCGCGAACCGCCTCATACAGTTGCGTTCCTGAAAGATGAATGTTTGCAGATAGATCAGAGTCGGGTAATCCGTACCCCTCGGGAATAAATCCTGCATAGAACGTGCTGTTCTCACGATTCTCCCAGAAGAACCTGAACAGAGCGTTCAACGCCTCTTGCTCAGTCGCCTCTTGGCCGTCGTACACCGCATCCGCTAAATACTCAACCTCGATAGCCGAAGCATAGGAAGATGCTACGGCGCCCTCAAGAGAAGAGGTGTTCATCATATAGAACAAGCCCAGATTGTCTAAGAGATACTCATGCGTAAGCTCAAGACTACTGTAAGTTCCAAACCCATATGATGAGAGTTCCCCATAGAATCCAGTCGGATCATTTAGAACCGCGTCTGGAAGAAAGGTGTTCGTTAGCCATCTTTTGAACTCAGTCTTCGATGCAAAGTCGTCATAAGTTAACCCATATATCGCTAAGACTTTTCCTTGAAAAGAGTTAGGAGTAACGTGGGTTCGGCTGTCGGGTACGAAATACTCTGCGACTTGTTCTTTTGTACGTCCGCTCACCTCGAAGAGCAGTTCATTTTGAATGGCGGCTTTCAGCAGCTTTCCAAGGAAAGTTAGACTAACATCCTCTTCCGATCCGTAGGTCCGGTAATCGGTAACGCGATAAAATTCAGGAACGCCACGATTGACGACCTCGATATAATCATGCTTGTTTGTTGAGGAGAAAGCCATCAGACAAATTGAACGTTCATCTCAATGTTGTTGAGTTGAATAATCTCGTTAAAGTCTACATAAATATCATTTTCGTAGTTATCAATGCTGAAGAAACGAGCGCCAGGATCTTCTAGGATATAGTTAATCAGATCAGAAAGAATAAAAGGTGTTCCGAAATCTCGAGTCGTTACGGAAAAGAACTCTACAATTCGATTTGCGATTCTCTGTTTTACGTCTTCAGAAGATAATTTTTGGCTGCGGTCAATATACAAAGTGCCTGCGATATCGAGAGTTCGAACGATGCCATCCACAACTGTAAGCTCATCCGTAAGCATTCGATAGTTATTCAAGTATTCGAGAAGCTCTCGCTTGAACTCTGAGGAGGCACGCTCCAGGTGGTTTTCGGTAGCTCGCTGAAGAACATAGATATCAATCATGTTACCCGCGCTGCCGTTATCTCGCAGGACCGCCAGCCCTTTACCAGTCTTACCTGCTACGCTTCGAAACTTGTTTACAAAGGCTGTGTAGTCCTGTCCTGTAACTGCGCGGTATTGTGTGGCAAACCACATGGGACCAAATCTACGAGCTTCCTCCAGGGACTGGGCATCCACGCCGCCTGTCGCAGCGGACTTGTTGGTATAAGAAGCGTTAACTGTAGAGCCAAGACCCGCTGTTAGAGTAACGCTTTTATTTAAGTACTCCGAGGTGACGTTTCCGCGTAGACCACCGCCTGTGCGGTACATGACGGTGTACGCGGTGCCAGGAGGGGGGACCTTTCCGACATCACCGTCACCAAACATGAGACGACAAGAAAAGTCCTCGTTATTTTTTCGCTGGAAAACTTTAGCGCCTGCGGATGCAAACCATATATTTTCAATCTCGGTGTAAAACCCATCAAACGCAGATACAATCACACTTCCTTCGACCACAGAGGGTAACGGGATATCAATTGTTTGGTTTGTAACACTTTGCGCAAACGTTCCTTGCAGCGTCTGCATCTTACCTTCTAGAAGTAGAAGCCCATCCACAGAGCTACCGTCTGCATTGAAATCGTCATCCCGAGTTAATGTTAACGACTCAGACTGCATGTCAATATCGCCGTCCGAACCTACCTTGTATAAGGTGTATGTTAAGGGTAGGTTATCGCGCGTGCTTACCGTGTCTATTGACCTGTCGTCGCCAGAAAGAGTGATCGAATCCCCTGCCCCCAACACGTTATCAGTAGTTAAGGTGCAAGTTGCCTTTGCAGGGACAGAGCCTCGGATTTGAATACCGATAAGCTCAAGAAGTTTCATCAACCCTTCAGAGGTTTTAGCGGTTGCGATGTAGTTCTCCTGCGCCAGCGCATCCGCTTTGAACGATAGCACGGCAGCCATATATGCAAAAAGCTCAGAGAGCATCTGTCCTAGATCAGATTCAACGAAGTTAGTGTAATCGTTTGGATAGACAGATTTAACGTAATTATTGAACGACTCCTTGAACTCATCAAAATCAGCGGTAGAGAAATCAATTAAGTCTTTTCTTAACGCGGCAGGAATACCACCAAGGCGTAAAAAGTCTGACGTTACCTGCCCATCAAATCCGCTAGGATTATAAATAGACTCAAATGCAGGGTTGAAACCGGGAATATTATTAGCCATTTATCTGTGCTCCTTGGGCGTTGACGGTGAGATTGATTGTTTGAGTAGAGAATACATCGTCCTTGATCGAAAAAACAAGCGAGATATCTACGCCTGAATTTTCTTCATTGGGAGTAACTTGTAAAGTTCGAATCGACACGCGCGGCTCAAAGCGTCGAATAGCGGTCTCGATTGATGAATTGATTTCGCTAATTAGCTGGCCGTCAAGTGGGGCGAACACGGAGTTTCGAAGGATAGTTCCGTAAGTATAGTTCATCGGGCGTTCGCCCTGTTGAGTCATTATGAGTTGGATCAGCCCGTCTTTGATCGCCTCCGCGTCAAAGTTACGAGCAAACATACCTCCAGTGTTAGAGGTGTTGACAGGAAACTGAAGACCCTTTACAGTTCGTGTGCTGTCTTTTGTTACGAAGCTAAGGTCTCCGTAAGTGCGCTTACCTGATCCAAATTGATTAACCATTACAGTAGGTGGTACGGTCTTTCGATTCCGCCGAAGAACGGACTTTGTGCGTTATAGTTTTTCTCCACCTCTAATTTAGATAGGGGCTTTGAGTACATCTTAAAACTTCCGAGGTGGCCGTCAAGACCGCTGCGAGCGAGCCTGTAATCTACTCCAGTCGGGAAATAACCTCCAAGCCCCGCCACTCTATCGTCAGGGGGGTTCGTAATCGTATGTTGGCCCACAGGGCCACCGCTAATGTCCACCCCTAACGAAGAGAAATAAGAGGTGTTGGTATTCGTTCCTAAGAATCCTGGGAGTGTTGTTCGTGGGGTAGCGCCGGGTAGCGTGAAAGGGGATTCAGTAATACCATCCGTAAACCCACCCCCTAGAATCCAGGGAGTGAAGATGGGTGTATCAGGAGCGTCACCGTCGTACAGCTTTTCGCCAAATAATCCAGTCCTATCGTGATAATGACCTTCTGTAATACGAGAAGGGATTTGAAGGGGGATTCCTGGCTTGTTATCAAACAACACGCTAGTATTGCCTGAGGCGAGGAACTCGCCATTCACATACATCGAGATGCTGTCCGTAGCAACGTCACATACAATATTATAATGAGTGAAGGCGCTTGAAGCATCAGCGATGCTATACCCACTCTCGGTGGTAGCGGACGCTGGAATCTTGAAGCCTAGTTCGGTGCGACATGCTTCACTGCTACCTTCTCCCGACACCGACTCAGCAATGGTAACGCTCTGGCCCCACTCTGGATCATTCTGCGCCACGGTGGGAAGAACTACAAACTCCAGGCCAGCGGAGACATCCGTTCCTGGATCGCCCTTATCACGGAATCCTACAAGCATTCCTTTTGTTCTGAACTTTCGAGGAATGCCTTGCTGCTCGTCGATATTCGCGGCAGTAAAAATACTTGTTGAAAAAGTATTCGTTACGGGAACGCCACAGTTTTCATTCGCCGCCACGAGCTTATAGCGGTGATCTGTCGTCATGCCTGTATACAGGTCAGGTGCATAAACCCAGAAATCCATGCTCCACCCGCGAGGATTATACATCAGATCATCCAACGGCTGCGAGGCGGGGTAAGGAACATTCTTGCGGTAGTTGTTTGGCAGCCTGACGTAGGACCCTGAATCAATGTGCGAGTAACGAACCCCATATTTCTCACCAGGACGGTAAATAGAGCCTGTTAGGTATGGGATAGAGATACCAGAAACGAAGATGGAAGACGCTGCTCCCACCATCTTTGCGTTCAGCGGGTAACCCCTATCTACGTAGTTCTTAACCTCGTACTCATCTGAGTCGGGAGTTGTGGGTGCCTTGGACTCTAAGAAGTTATAACAAACTACAAGAGAGTCCGTAACGATAGAGTCGTCAAGCGTTCGTAGGTATGGCGCAATTCCAGACAGCGTGGCAGAGGCTACCGCAGAAGCTCCAGTGCTTCCTGAGGTATTTACAAAATCAGCAGTCCCGTAAGGAGGCAAAGAAAGCTCTGGAATTGCATCATACTTCGCGCCTGGACCCTGCTCCAAGAATACAGGAACGATCGGTGCCGTGGTGTCGTCTAGATCCGAGGAGTGAAGCATTACCTGATTCTGGGATTCCAGTTCGGGGATCAGTCCGATCTCTTTTAGGTAAGAGAAGTCGTTTATCGGGATCCTAGGGATGAACTCGATCGACGATGTTTGAGGTCCGCCTGAGAAAGAAACTCTCTGGAACTTCTCCTGACTACCACAAATAGATTGGATCAGGGATGCTTGCTTCTTTTCGAACTCTTGGAAGAACAGCCCTTCTCCGCGAGGGTCGCCAGGAGGCGTCACGCCGAAGGGTCCGAACAGTGCAGCGATTTGCAACTGCTTTTTACGCTTCTTGATCTTTCTGTCGTAAGTGTGCGCCACTGAAGCGTAGCTCTCTTCGTAGTTCTTGACGATGGCCGAACTAGCATCGTACCCGGAGGCGATCAAATCCGCGACCTTACCCTTTACATCACGAACCTGTAGATCTCTATCGTTTGTAAGACTTACAAGTACATCGTCATACTTGTAGAACTCTAGAACCTTGGGCGTCTCATTTTCATAAGCGTCCGAAAGAATCGTGTCCGCAAATCGAAGCGTACTATCTTCCGTATACGCCTGACCTCGACCGCCTCGATTGGCCTCATAACGTAACTGCCAAGAGGCTGAATCAATTGCCCGTGCTGTAACGTATGGGATGCTACCTGTTCTAGAGTCGTAATAGATACCGTCTTCAGACAGAATGAACTTACCTTCTGTCGATACAGGAGGTCCAAACACCGTATCGAAAACAGGCGCGTCTTCTTCCGCAGCCTGCTCCCCCAGCAACCGCGCCTTGATTATGTCCAGAGCGGCGCGGTTTTCAGCATAAGGTTGTACAATGTTATCTACGACGTACTTCTCAAAATTGTCCAAGGACCGACTATTAGCTACGCTTAATTGCTCACGAAATGCTACGATCTGCTCTTCTTCAAAAGCGCCAGTCTCCTCAAGCTCATTAATAAAATTATCCAGGGCGGCGCCGACTAAAGAAACATTCAGAGACGGATTGGGTAACTCCCCTGAAGCGCGCTTGGCGATAACGTCATTCACCTGGTTAAGAGTCTCTAAAGTGGCGTTGAGATCAGCTTGCATCTCACTAATCCTTGAGTTAGACGCTGCCGTTTCAAGCTGGAGCGAGAGGGAGGTATCAGGATTGGGTCCTTTTAGCTCAGACTCCAGTTCCGAGTTCATCTGGTCGATTGAAGCGGCGTCAGCAGTTGTTCCTTCAGGAAGGCTATCTTCTGCGAAAGGCTCCTCGCCTCCGTCTACGAGAGTTTTTGCAAGTCGTCCAGCGGCCAACGCACCCGCAGCCAGCCCCGCGACCTTTGCGATACTTTTCGCTGTGTTAGCTAACTTCTTTACAGTCTTTCCGTTAATAAATGTATCAGTCTCTACGTTGCCTTCTAGACGATCCTTTCGTGCCTTCTCAGACGAAAGGGCAGCAGCCTGGTCTTCAGCCTTCATCGTCATAGAATCAGAGACCGAAGCCAGGGCTCCTGTGGGCAGCATATTAAGTGTGTCAGGTGAAAACATAGTAAACTCTCTTTATCTAGGTATTATCAAGCGCAACTGATGCTAACCATGGACTCATAGCAGCGGCAACCCTACGACCCAAGGTACGCAGATCATCTCTACCGATGTGACGAGAATCCCATACTGGGAAATCATTCATAGTGGCTGTGCCCGCATTGGTAATGAAGTCGGGGGCAGACTGTTGCATGTTTAAAATCGCAGTACCATTACCGCCTGTAGCGGTATCAATTCCGCTAACCAGGGCTTGTGGCATATCACACTGAACCCAGAAAGCATTTTCTGCGCCATGAATACTAGAACGTAACTGGCTGGCAAGCCCAGCCAAAGCGCCGCTGAAGTCATTTGGAGCCATGTTATACAAAGCATCCGAAGCACCGAGGCTACACCAAATCACTGGAGTATAGTCTGGGTTTTGTAGCATAAAGGTATTGCAGTAGTCGATGGCCTTTTGCGTAAGCTTTCCAGTCGGCTCCCACTGATCCAGTCCCGCAGAAAGTGCTGCGCCGTCCTGTGCTCCACAGTAAACAGTAACTTCAGGAACCATGCTCGCATATAGTCTACGGATCTCTTTAGCAGCAGGTAGACGCATGCAAATGCCCCCTAAATCATCCTGGGCAGGGTGAGTGAAAACGTGACGCTGCCCTGCGGGTGCAATGTAGTGCTTATAGCGGTTGGCTTCGATGCCTTGCGAAAGCTCGAAGATTGTAGGATCGGAAACATCCTCGGCTGTCAACTCGCCTGGCTCTTCCAGAAGACCGTTGTTGGACTGGCCGATCGAGATAACGAAAAGCTTGATCGTTCGAGAAGCACTTGTCGTGCCGCCCACGCCAGCAGCCGTGGACACTTCATTCGCCGTAGGCGCTCTTCGGGAAACGAAGGGAGTGGAGGTGCCGTCGAAGAAGGTATTACCAGTATCGGGATCTTCTACTCGGGACTCGGCAGTACCAGGGAGCGGGGGAGTAGTGAAAGGAGATCCAGGTTGCTGCTCTCCGTGAATATGAGTGCCAAGCCCAATACCTCCAGCAGTTATCGCCTCCCCAGTAGAGGTAATGGTCAGACCGTTCAGATTAATCAGGGGAGCATTTATTTGGACAAGGGCAGGGGAAAGGGTAATAGTTGATCCTCCGCAAGTCAATACAATTTGATTTGAAGCTTCAGCAATCACAGTACCATCTTCTGCGATGTAAGAAATATCCCCGTCACGAGAAACTTCAATAATACCACCTTTAGAAGCAGTGCGTCGAATCCCATTTTCAGCTTCAATGATGTGTTGACCTTTGTAAGCTTTATCCACGATATCGCCTGAGCCTCTATTATCCCTGCGCTGACTGCCGCTTCCTTTTGCGATCTCATGCAGTTGGTTTCCTTTGTGCGAAATATGAGTTTGATCTCGTTCAGTCTTGAGCCATGCGGTGTCCGCTTTCTCGCCACCTGAGATAATCTCGAACATGTTAGGACCGCCTTCGTTGGAGACCTTCTCATCACAAATTTTAATCCTATCGTGGGCACCTGCCTCTGGGTGGCCGTCGTTAATATGGATATGCTTGCCTGACGAAGATTGAACAAGGATACCCGTATCATGAGTTCCCTTATCTGTAATCTTATGAGACATGATAATCTTATGCCCTTTCTTGTGCTTCCACATATCCTTTTGCGGAAGATCGTTATCAGAGTATACTAGCTGACCTTCAGGGATTCCCGAGTCGTAAATGTGCTTACTGTCGGAAGGCGTTCTAGCTAAAGGATCTTTTTGAGTGTTGTTCGACTCGTCTGCGTCATTCTTATCGTGGGATAGAGACGCCCGCCCCATTGTCTGAAGCATCGGCAGTGCAACGGCACCTAACCAGATATACTGTACTGGCACACGAACTTTATTGATCCTGATAGGAGGAGCTTCCACATAAATCACAAGGCTCCCTGGCCCTGGAACGGACAAGAAACCGTGGCCGTCCCCAATGTTTGGGCTGGAGGCGACCGCTTGAATAGTTGTACCGCTCTCGTCCCCGTTAGAGTCCAAAGGAGCGATGGTCAACTTCCCGCCAGCGGTGTCGTCGCTAGTGTCTACTACTCTGCCTAGTTTAGTTATCATTAGTTAAGAATGTGTAGTTATACTTTAGCATCTCCTCCGCAGTATTCCCTGAGGTAGGAATAAGAGTAATCTCGCTCGTATACCCTCCATTGACAGAGACACTGTGAGTAACATTAGTAATTGTGTATATTCCCGTCAACCAATGAAAGGTGCCTGGGACGCGAGGCTCGGAGATCCAAATGGCGCACTCTCGCTTGCCCGTCTCGTATGCCAGAATATCCATCTCAGGAATACCAAGAGTTTTGAGCTTGATATCACTGACGTTCTTTTTGAACGCAAAGAGAGAACGCATTTTCGCAGCCAATACAACGGCCTCTTCCGCTGACCCGTCTACCCCTAGCTTGGCTTGTAGCCGTGAAAGAGGAGCGTTAGTGACATAACGGAAGGAGGATTCCTTGGTTATCTCCTCTCCGTCAACGTACATCTTCTGCCTCATACTGCCGAGATAAGAGCTTGAGATTTCAGGAAAGAAGATATCCATAAAACCTTTTTGTCTGATAAATGTAAGATCTTCTATAATCTGTTTCTTAATTTCCTCACGAGATAAATCGCTCAAAGCACTGTCAAGAACTTCATCATCTAGACCGTCTACAATACGTGAAACTTGCGATATACTTTTTTCAGCAAGCCTCGCAGGGAATGCTTCGCTGGAGATAGTGCTGTCTAAAGTCTTTAGAGCTTTGGAGATTGCGACTCCATCTCGATGCTGCTCAGGGGCGACAAGATTCGGAGCCGCTACACCTGCACGACCTGTAAGCGGGTTACCGAATACATCAGTCGTATTTGTAACAAGACCAAGGCTAAAGACTTGGCTCACAGCATCCCTATACCCAGAACTCTCAAATCTTTGAATCACATCGTACAGCTTTGGAGCCATAGTAGGCATAGTAAGCATGGTATTATAAAACGAATTTTTAGATATACGATGCTCTAGGCTGACAATAATATTATCCTTTCTTTGGTTGAATCCCGTCGCCAAAGAAATTACATCAGGACGGTTTTCAACCTGGATCGGGAAAGAATTAATATCTCTATTGAACTCCAGGGCTCTTTGAATTTTGGTAAGAGTTCCGATCATGCAGATAGTGTCAGCTTCATCCCAATTAACTTTGCCGATCACATCTTCAACCTCAGGTCGTAGTTTTTTAGGAACAACCGTTGTATCCAAGAACCGCATGTCAATATACTCACCCGCATTATCGAAGAATGTCTCGTTAAGACCGTCGATAAAGCCCCTTAAATGTGCGTACCTATCAGAGCACACAACGGATATGAAACTCCGGTCCTTGGCGGGCTCTTGCGGCTTCTCTACTTCATCAGCAGTATTCTCGTCAATCACCTTTTGATCTTCTGTACCTTGCTGAAGAGCATCACGAAGCTCGGCAGCCTTTTCAACAATCTCCCGATGCTTGGCCTCCATCTGATCTGCAAAGATCCTAAGGCTCGTGGCGAGTGTAGGGTTTAAGCTCAAGCTATAAAAATTGTTAGGGGCACCTTCCGTGTAAGACTCCACAGCTAGGAACTGCTCTCTGAAAAACGTATCAGTGGTTTGAGAATCGAATCTCGACGGTGAATTAACGTAAGCGGTAAGAACAGAATTTTGAAGGGTAGGGTCTGTAGGCAAATTCAAGAGTTTAACTCGACCACTATCAATTATTGACCGTAACTCATTTAAAGTAAATTCAAGAGGCAGGTTGAAATAGTCATCATTAACTAGCACATAACTTTGAATATCAGTCTCCTGAAGATTAAGCAGACCTGGATAAAGGTTTGCGAACGGGTGGAAGCGGTTCTTGTCGAGCACCCTAAACGGAGCTAAATTACCAAAAACCTGAAAGACTTCCTTGTCTGCAAGAATTGCGGCCTCTTTATTTCGATCTACCGCAAGAGCGTCCGTCTGTCCACCTGCCACACCGTTTTGATATTTGTTAGGCTTCTCAGCAGGGACTGTTGGATCCGAAGCTTCAGGGGGCTTTTCAATATCAGCAACAAAGTTTACATCCAGATACTCGAAATATTGCTTCGCGATATCAAGAGTGATTTGCTTGGATTTAGAGATCGTTGGATTAGCCCTGTCTTTTGGAGAGGTCGTTGCTTTTTCTTCAGGGGTAGGGATCTGTTTATTCGCGCCTGGGTGAATTTTATCAAACTCTTCATTGAGCGTTTGCTTATGTTCATCGCTAAGAAACACATGTGTTTCTATCGCATCTCCCGCTGCTAACGTGCCCAACAGTTCAGAAATAATTTCCGCAGGAGGTCTCATTCCTGAATCGTTGGAAATTTTTACGCGGTATGTATTGGTCTCTCCTTTCCTTCTTTTTGCAACCTGTCTTGTAATACCAATGCCGTGCTGATTCTGAAGTCTAAGCGTTATGATTCGTTCTTTCCTATCACTGATATTAAACTGAACATCAATAATCTTAGTTTTATGAACATGCGAAAATGCGTTCTTAATATTCGCATCCCGATCAATATTATCGTTTTGATAACCCCAACGAAGGAATACGGTAGCGGCTTGCCCAGCACTAAACGTCCACTCCTCCGGCGTTGCCTCTTCAGATGCCCTCCATGTGCGTGGGTTAATGGCGCAGTACCAACTAAAAATCTTTTCCTCGACCGCTTGCGACGGGTTAATTAGCTTTACATTGAATACGCCTGCCCCTCCTTTTCCTGCCAATGCGTAATCAAATGACATAAACGAGTCCTTCAACTCAAAAGGATCTTGAATCCCCGTAAGAATTCCGTCCTCCAGAAGATCGAGAGGATCCCTTGAGAACTCCATGTAAAGCTTTACAGGAGCAGTATTTCTATACCCAGGCGAAGACATTATCTAATAATAGGAATATTAATTTGTTTTCCAGCAATTAATTCTGTCATTGGATCAATAATACCGTTCGCGGTACAAATTAACCACCATAACTTTTCTGATCCAAAAGCAGCTAACGCAATCAAGTCCGCGCGATTCTCCATATTCGCAGGAACAATCGCTACTTTATACTCATACGATTCTAGATCCTCCACCAAGAAACTCTTCCACTCCTTGGAATTTACCAAGTCCTGAAGAGGCTTGCCTCGATGGCTACGCTTGATCGAATCGAAAGTTGTGTATCGAGATGTGAATGCTTTTACCATATCAGCCTCCTAAGCCTCTACGACGGTTAGTAACGGGAAGAGTAGGGTTCGAAGTCTTGATAACAAGATCAACGATCTGAGATGCGTCAGGCACTAGCTCGTTCACATCGCCATGATGGCTGCCGTTTGTTTGGTGGAACTCCTCTAACGTTAGCGAGAACTTGACCTGACGAGGCATGAGAGTTCTGTACTCAAACCCTTTGTCTGTTGGGTAGTCAATGCTGAAGTTCTTAACAATGAACGGAGACTCGTTAAATACAGTACCGTGACGGAAGCGAACGATCGGAGGTCCTACGGGTCCTTTTGTAAGCTGATCGCCTACGACGCTGGCGCGAATCGTGTCGATTGCAAACTGTGTGTAGTAGGTTGCCATCATGCCATCGGATCCAAGATCTTCATCATTCTTTGATAATGCTCGTAGAAGACGCTGCTCGTTATCGTTTGTTTTGTTGTTGTTATACCCGTCTTTTGGTTCCTGAAGCTGCGGCTCGTAAGCGCGAGGACCTGTGATCCTGTCTTTGTTAGTAAACGATAATCGAGATCCTGTATCAACTTCGAATGAAGTTCCAAAGAACTTATCAAGGTATGCTTTTACAAACCTTCGATGGTCCCAGTGATTACCGCCCCGTAAAGGCTGTCCTTGAAGTCCTGCGATAGTTGAGCCCGCGCCCGTTTTAGGATTGCTCATAAATCCCGCCAGAGCAGCAGTATTACAGAGGCGGAAGAAGTACTCGATGTGAGGAATAGTGTACGTGAAATCAAGCTTCAGCTTACGAGCATCCGCTCCAGTGAATAGGCGTACAGGTTCATTTCTAGCGACGATGTTCTGGGATGAGTATCGCGAAGAGCGATCCTCGCGAATCTTAGCGTTCTCAAAGAATGCGATACGACGAATACCGTCTCCGCTTCCCATTCGCGTATTTGGAAAGTAGAAATCAATGTAGGACCGCTCTTCCAAAACGGAGTTGATCCGCACTTGAGGCTCTAAAATATCAACATCCCATACCCGCTGCTCATTTGCAGCCGCGTAACCGCCGAGCCCTGCGGCAATACCAAAACCAGCTAACCCAGCTACAGGAGGGGTTCCGTCTGTAAAACCATACCCTCTAGCTTTAGCCATGTCCTTGTACATTCCATACTCGTGAACACCTCCACCTTTCTTTTCGGGATCCCCGATATTAGCATAGTTATTATCCTTCTTGGCAAACGGACTAACATCAGCAATGAAGTCTGTAGCTACTCCAATCGCATTGTTCGCGACTGCTCCAAGCCAAGCTTCACCAGTCTGTTTGAGGCCATTGAAAATAGCGTTACCGTCAGCACCAGCCCAGTTCTCGTCCTTGCCTTGTAGAATTTCTTTGATTCCTTTTTTAATTAAGGGCATGATAATTACCTATTAGTTAGTCCAGTTTCGAACTCCATATCAGCGGCACCGCCAGTAAAGCTGCCTTGGCCGTTCATGTAAATTCCCTCAGACATCTCAAGCTCGGCTTGCTGTAAAAGAAATGAGTCCTCCGCAATCGCCGCGATTCTTTCTAGAGTATCGTCCTGAACGACTCCTGGAACTACGCCAGAGGACAGTGCGGCGGGAGCCTCCGGGGGTGCGGGTGCGGGGGCTGGAGATGGGCTAGTGCTATCGCCTCCAAACAAGTAATCGTAGAAGGCTCCCATTGCCTTATCACCTCCAATACCTCCTGCGACGGCACCTACTCCCGTTCCAACTCCAGGGGCAACAGCGGTGCCTAGCGCACCTCCCCCGATAGATCCGCCAAAAGCTCCCGCAGCACGGAACAAGCCGCGACCAAGACTACCGTCTTCCATCATCATCTCTTCAATTATGGGCAGCCCAGCACTGAGAACGGGAACTCCTTTTAGATTTCTCATGGCAAAGCTTCCTGCTCTGCCAAGTTGTTTACCTGCGAAATCTTTTGCCCCGCCCAAGATGCGACCTGCGCCGCTAGTGAAGTTAGAGATACCTCCACCAATAAAGTTCTTTGCAGATGTAAACCCTCGACCGATAGAGCTTCCCATACGCGAGAATACGCCAGGCTTTTTCGGTCCAATGAAGCCGCCACCTTTGCCAAAAAGTCCCTTGAGCCCGCTGCCCATCCCTCTAATCATACCTCCGAGCGGGTTCAAGACGTTCGTAAGCATGCCAGCAAACAAGGCAGCAGTAAACGCCTTAAGACCTCTAACTGCCTCCATGGCACTAGAGCCCACAGTCTGTAGAGGAATATCAATGTCTGCGAACTTATCCAGGAAACCACCAAACTTTTCCCTGATCTCCTCGGCGGTAGGCATACCTTCACGGAAGGCTTCGGCGGTCGCTCCGATCGCGTCTATGTAAGACGGCGTAGCCGCCATCGCCATGTTAAAGTCCTTTAGAACCGTAGCAGCCTCAAGAGAAGCGCCAGTAACATTTTTCTGCGCGGTATCAAGCTCTTCTGCCGTCATCTTCTGGAAATTAAACATTTCCGCGAGAGGCGTGCCAGACCCAGCAAGTAAGTCGGCTGTTTGGAAGCTTTCTAGGGAGAACATGTCTCCGAGCATTTGCTGTAGTTGCTGAGAAAGCTGCTGTCCGGTAATTGCGTCTTGCCCAAGAATTTCCGTCTGGCCCATCGTGGCGATTGCGCCAACTGCCTCGGTCAGGAATTTCTCCATCTGTCCCGCATCTCGAACATCAGTAGGCGCTTCAATACCTAACCTGCCTGCGACAGCAGGCATGTTCAGAAGAGCTTCAGGGCTAGTTAGAGCGCGAATTAGATTAGCAGTACCCGCGCCTGGAGCCGCTGCCTCTGCGCCCGCAACGAACCTTTGAATCATGTTCGCAGTTTCGGAGCCAAACAGAGCAGTCTGCTGTCTCGTGGTCTTAGTGAAAGCATTAACCGCTTCAATAATTGAATCGGCCAGAATACCGTTTGACGACGCTAATCCTATGATATCGTTTCCAAACTCAATAGACGCTTGAGATGACCTACCTAAAACGTTTGTTTGCGTAGCTAAAAATGTGTTTGTCGTCGCTAGGCTGTTGCCAAGACCCTGAGAGGTTGCAAGGAACTTCTGCGCTGTCTGGCCCGAATTCTTGATATTGGCGCGAATCGCGTCATCCAAGATCTTTGCCGTCTGCGTGTAGCTGATTCCGAACTTTCTAAATGTGCTGTTAACATCAGGAAGCCCAGTAACGATCTTACCCTGCTCATTGATCGTTTTGGTAGCTAGAAGTTGAGTTCGGTTTGTCGCGGCTGTGGAGCGCGCTAGAGTATTGCCAAACGTAATTGCATCGCTCGTAGCCTTTTGAAGTTGGCCTGCGGCGATATCAAAAGTCTTTCCAATACCCTTCGAAAGCCCGCCTTTAATACCTGCAACAATCTTCGAGCCTAGACCTACACCTCCAGCGCCGCCTCCACCACCACCGCTGTCCTTAGGTCCCGCTTTGGCTAATGCAGACTCAATGCTTTTGGCTAGATCATTATTGAGATTCTCAAAGAATTCTCTATCTGAGTTACTTAAATTCATTGCCTAGTGTCTAACGAGCTTCGTAAGTATCCCGCATAGGTATCTAGGCGAACTTGCTTTAACTGGCGTAACTTGCTTCCACGCACATCGTACTTGCGAAAAATAGATGCTTCTTTCCCGCTAGGTAGATCTAGAGCAGATCGAATCGCTGAATAACTGAGGCTCATCCCAGGACTCTCTTCAAAGATCTTCATAAGATCCTCAATCACTTTTAGACGACGCATAGGTGGAAGATAATTTAAATTAAATCCATAGATGTAATTTTTGCCGTTCCTTGCTCTCCAGACCTTGCTTCCGCTTTTCACTGCTAGAAGAAGCAGAGGACTCTTATCCGTGTTTGAACGTTTTTTAGTTTTACTTGGCCCAAAGCTGTTATATCCGAACGAATAGAGCTGGCCCTCATACTTGGATATACGTTTAACGGACCCGATTCGATCCCCAGGCGTATTCTTTCGAAAGGTCAAGCTTGCCTGAACCCTCGCTTCTTTTTTTGGTTGTGATTTCTTCGCCATTTTCGAGATGCCTCGGACTTTTATCTTATATATTATTTAGTTATGACCTTGAACCTAGACGACAAGATGGAGCTTGAAGAGTTCCTAGAACAAGTGAACTATGCACTATCGCTGGAGTTCAAGGAAAAGTGGAGACATAGGTATTCTGAAGCTTTTATCAATATCTTCCAGTCTCAGCTTATTGGAGCTTTCGAAGATCAGAAACCAATAAAAATCTCTCAGCTAGAACATGCCTTTACCAATAAGAATGGTTACGACATTGTTCTAGTGAGAGATTTTTTCAGAACAATAGATATTGCTTTATATTACCCTATTGTTTACCGAGACTCTTCTTTTTTTCAATAGCCTCTTCCAGCATCTTCGGAGTTCCGCCATACTTAGGACAGAGGTTCTTGTAACCACACCAGTCGCAGAACTGGTTTACTCTCGGCTTGAATTCGTCAGCTTTCTTTTTTCGGATTCGCCACTTTTTTTCGTCTAGTCTCCGCAAAAAAGCTGTAATGTGGCTAGGCAGGTACTTGATGGTCACCAGATTACCAGTGAGAGGGTAGTAGTGTGCCACGGTGATGTTACGAACATCGCACTTGTACATCTTGGCGATGGCCGCTGTATAGATCATTAGCTGCGGGTCGTTGTAAAGCTCTCGCTTCGTCTTCTCGCGCTTGGAGGTCTTATAGTCGATGACGAGGTAACCGCCCTCAGAGCCCTTCACAACGCGGTCAATGATCCCGTTAACCTCAAGGTCAGCAATAACCTCCACCTTGAACTTCATCTCCGTAGAGACGCTCTCAGTGAGTGCTCCGTTGAACTTGTGGAAGTTCTTGACGCATTTGACGATATCATCCTCACGACCCGTGAACTGGTAACTATTACGGAGTCGGGTGGCATGCTCCATTAGTTCTTCCACTGACTCCGCGTCCACGCCATCCTCAAAGATTTTGTGAATATATGAGCCGAATTGAAGTGCGTCCGTAGACAACCCCTCATTATACTCCTCTGGGAGGTAGTGGATGTACTTGTAGCGATACTTCTGCTCGCATTCGTCGAAAGTGTTCAGTTTTGAGGGGGAAAAGCCTTTTATATACATGATGCTGCCTTCTAGTGTTATTAAAGAGTACCTGCTCGCGAAGTTCCCCGTAAATAAGGTCTTTGCTTCAGAATTTACTACAAACTCCATCTTTGTACCAGATGAGAAAATGCATTTATCCGTCAACTTGGAGTCTGGGCTTTGGCAAGATTTCAAGTCTCAGGAGAAGGGTAACTTTCCGCAGCTTGTAGCTGCCGTCGAGGATATTCCTTATGACCAAGCTCTCAAGTATCTACGTAGCAAGTTGTTCGACACCCCTGAACACCTTTTTGAAATCTCATCTATTCGCGTAGAGAACCAGAAGCCGACTCAGGAAAACACAGTCTCAGAGATTGTGAAGGGCTTTCAAAAGTTTGATCCAAAAAGTATTAACCCTAACAATCTCACAGAGCGGCTCGCCAGGAAGTTCATCTACTCTCGCAAGCTTCAGGACTTCAACTTCTATCTCGCCACGCGGGGACGGTACGCGAACCGAATCATTATCCCGTATCAGGACAAGCGAGAGCGTATCTTCTACTTTCAGGCACGCAATCTGAGCATCATGGGCATGAAGTACCTGAACCCTTCTCGTCAAGTTACGGGTGTGAAGTCGTCCGAGATCCTGTACCCGTTTGAGCGCGATGCAGACTACGTGTTCATCACCGAAGGACCTATCGACGCCATGTCGCTACAGGCAAATGGAATCAATGCCACTTGTACTCAGGGAAGCCACCTCTCCATGGCTCAAGCACAGGAGATCAAGGACAAGCAGATCATCTTTGCCTATGACAACGACGAGGCTGGTAAGATGGGTATTCAGCAAGCACGCAAGGCTCTTCTCAAGAAGAACAAGAACGACTTCTGCATCTGCTCTCTGCCTGACGGCGTGAAGGACTGGAACGAGCTTCACATCGCGTGTGAGAACTCAAGGCAGTTCACGACGGCCATCAAGAATGGTCTCAAGGTCGTGGACTTCGAGTATGATATCACCGAAGCACTAAGTTGAACTCGTCGCTGTAGAAGGTCTGCTCAAGAACCTGATACTTAACCTCTACAATGTAGTCGCCCTTCTCCAATGCGGCGGTATTCCACGTATACAGGAGAGTGTTGTCGGAACTGATGTCTACGCCTGAGGAAGTCCAGTCTAGAACAGTGCTGATCTCTCCTGAGGTATAGGGGTTGCGCTTACGGATCCTAATCTCCCCGTTCGTAAGAATGCTGTCCCTGAAGATCTCCTTCAGATCCCTAGACATATTGCGGTTAGCTACAAAGGTGTCGGTGGTAACTCGCAGGGTTACAATAGAGCTTAGTTCCACGTACTTCTGAGTAAGTTTGCTCTTTGTTGTGATCTGGTATGGCTCTGTGAAGGTTACAACACGATCATTGAAAACCGTAAACTTGTTCCAATACAGCTTGTACCCTGCGGATGCGTCCGTGGCTGAGAAGTCCCGAACAAGCCATGCATCAAAGTATTCTCCATCAGAAATGCCTAGGGAAGAATACTCAGGAAAGAAAGATCCGTCCGCGATGATTGAATACTTACCCTCATCAACTTTGTAAATGGCACTTGCACCCAAACCGCCATCTGGCGCAGTGTAGTCGGACACAGAGGAGATAGTTGTGTAGGTGGCGACTACGGACGACAGGCCAGTTTCGTTCAGTTTCCCGTATGCCGACGTTCCGACATCGCTCGCCGTGCGGTTGATATAGACATCAGGAGAGCCGTTAGTAGTACCAGTGTCAGGTAGAATGTAGCACGCACTAATCTCGTCAGGGTCAAAGTAAGTTCCGTTATTGGTGAAGTACATCTCCAACTGAGTACGCTGGAGAATACTTGGACGGTTATACCGCTTGACTACAGAGTATCCGTTGAAGCTTGCCATACTAATATCTAGCGTTTACCGCTGGATTGAATCTTTTTCAAGTCCTCTTTTTGCTTCTCATTTTCCTGTTGAAGGATCTCTAAGAAGGCTAGGCGCTCTAAAAAAGTTAGCTGACAGACATCCCTGAAACTGAACCCGATATGCTTTACTAGAACATATGCTTGGTGTTCGAGTCCCTGGTCACCCCACTGCGCTGTCAACTCGCGGTAAAAAAATTGGATGTGAGTTCGATCGGCACCCTGTTCTTAGTTCCGCATGCGTTGCAAGAGTAGAAGAAGTGGTTCTCCATTCCGTACTTAGGACTGAAGATGTGAGTTCTAATCATGTCCACATCTCGAACGGTAGTTTTCTGAATGAAGGCTTCGATGACCGTCTTGTCGCTCACACCTGCGATATTATGAATGAACATATGCATGTTCTCGTGCATCTTATCAATCGTATCGACAAGATGCATATCCTGAGTTCGTGGAAGCTTGATCTGGATCTCTTGCTGCGAATCGGGAAGAACAAAACGCATATGCTCTTCTTTAAGGGGCGTGGTTTTGAGAGTGTTGATCGAAAGGTCTAGCTTACTTCTAGTCCCACAGTTCTCACAGTCGTGCTCCAGGGTGTAGGTATCACCGTATGAAATTCCTCGAAGACGGTACAGTACATAAAGCTTATCCTCGGGCGTCATCTCCGAAACGTCAATACCTCGAATACAGTTACGAAGAAGTTTCTCTAGAGTGCCCTCTGCATCGCGGCTTCCTTGTGTTGATTTAAGCATGCGCTCATCATCAAATGTGATAGGACGAATATCTACGACCTTTTGGGCTTCGGGGTATAGGAGACCTTGCGAAGGTAGCTCCACCTGAATCCACCGCATCTTATCGGTGACGTTCTGAAGAAGCTTCTCAAGAATCTCTTCAGTGTGGCGATCGGCGGGCATAGCTTCCGCCATAACCGCAGCCTTTTGAGCCACTTCGGCACTCTCAGGGGCGTTAGAAGCCTGAGCTTGGTGATGTTTTACAAGGTCAACAATTGATTCGTCACTCATGGTAAAAAAATAAAGTTTTGGACTATAATAGTTACGATTTGAAGATTATCGTAAAAAATGTGAGTTCTTTGCTGCAAACTACAAACAAAGAACTACTTACCATCCTTCGCAAGAAGTACAGTGCCAAGATTCCTGGCGCTAGGTATAGCCGAGCTTATCGGAAGGGCTGGGACGGTACGAAGTATTTTATTTCAGAGAAAGGTAAGTTTGGAACAGGTCTACTGCCATTCATTCTCAAGGACCTAGAATTGGCCGAGCTTGATTACGAGCTTGAAGATCACCGAGATCCTGTAGTAGATAGTCACGATATCGCCCTACCTAAAATTGAGTACCGAGACTACCAAAAGTCCTTAATTGAATTGGCGCTCAAGAAGCGTATGGCGCTCATCAAGGCTCCTACAGGCGCGGGCAAGACTGTTGTCCTGGCAGGCATCCTGAAGGCGTTAGAGGACAAGACGGGGCTGATCTTCTTCACCCAGAAGGGTCTACTACTACAGACGTATGAGTTCCTCAAGAACCTAGGCTTCGATGTGGGGGTTGCCTTTGGCGACGGGGTAGAACTCAAACCAATCACGCTCTGCACCGTCCAATCCGTACATAAAGTTCTCGACAGCCACCTCGATCAATCTGAGTTCATTATCTTTGATGAGGTTCATGAGTTCGCCAAAGGTAAGATTTCTACCAAGGTGGTCAAGTCGTTTCCCAATGCAGTGTATCGGTTTGGCATGTCTGCGACGATGCCTAGCGAGAAAATGGCGAAGCTGAACCTTGTAGCCTACCTTGGGGATATCATCTCTCAGGTGGACGTAGAGAAGCTTGTGGACGAAGGATTCCTCACACCTCCAGTGGTTACGTTTCTGGACCTTCCTGAGTACAAGGATCATTCGCTCCTTGACGCTAAGTATGCAGATATCTACGAACAGTACATCGTCAACAACGAGATTCGTAACGAGAAGATCAAGAAGATCTGCGACGGAATCACCAAAGGTCGTATCCTGATCCTGGTCAAGAACCTTAAGCACTTGGAGCTTCTACGTGATATGATCCCAGGAGCACAAACTCTTGAAGGCAAGGATGACCTATCTCTTCGAAGTGAGCGTATTAAAGGCTTCAAGGGGGAGGCACGTTCAGTTCTGATCGGCACCAAGATTCTTCAAACTGGTATCGACATCCCAGAGATCACTCACCTCATCAACGCACGAGGTCTCAAGTCCGAGATCGCCACTCTACAGGCACTTGGTCGTGCTCTTCGTATTCATGAAAGCAAGAGTAAAGTCTACATTTACGACTTCAACGACCAAGTACCGTATCTAAAGGAGCACGCAGCAGCACGCAAGCGCGCATACAAATCTCTCAAGATTGAAGTAAAATGATTAAAAACAAAGACGATTTTATTAAGTCCCTTAGCAGACTTCGCCCCGAAGACGAAGATGATCTTAAGTTCGCGATTGACCGTGTACAAAAAATCATCGACTCTTCTAGCGTATCAGAAGAGTCGATGAAAGAATTATATAATACTGTTCAGCTACTGCTAAGTGTGTATGGTAAATTTGTTACATACAATATCTTGTGGTTGAAACAGGGGTATATGGAAGATTAAGCTTCTTCGTCGGGCGACTCGGGGTCATACTCTTCTTCTTCCTTAGAAAGGGCTTCCCAATCAATATCCTTAAACAGACCTTCTAACTCTTTCATTAGATCGGTCATATCTTCGTCCCCAAGACCCATTCCCGTATCGGCTTCAGGCTCTTGAGGCTCTTCAGCCTCGTCGGTGCGGGTTTTATCATCTACGTCGTCTTCTTTTTCCATCTTCTTCTTTCCAACCTTCTTCTTACCCATCGCCTTGCCGATTGCATTACGGCGGTTCTTTAGGTACTTGTCTGTGGAATCGGAATCCCCATCGTTATCCATGTCTGCGTCACCTTTACCAACGGGATCTAGAGAGTCATCCGTGGTGGCACCGTCGTCATCGGTCGGGTTTTTGGCCTTTTTCTTGTCCTTTGCTTCAAGAATACTCTCTACCACGGTATCGAGATCGACAGCCTTGAAAAGCTCTCCGTCAAGCTCAACTTCAGCCGCCTGGAAGACTTCGAAGATAAAGTCGTTTACGTCGAGGGTTTGAATACCTCCCTTCTTGCGAAGAGTTTTGGAGAAAGCTTCGAACACATCACGGACAACACTATCTTTCTCGGAAGTAGCAGCGAGCGCCTCGAAGAGAACGGATTGAGCCTTGGCAAGGTTGCTGAAGGTAGGGACGAACTTTAGGTTCTGGACGTTGATGCCGTAAGACTCGTTAAGCTCGGAGAGGATGTCCTGCTTGATGGGCTTCTTGAACTCGAAGATGCGAGCCACGTACTCGCGAATGTCCTTCTGGGAGATGTTGGCTACATCAGACGCCTCGTAGATTGAACCGAAGACCGTCTTGATATCAGCCTTGGAAGCAAGTGCAAGGTACGGGACATCAGCAATCGCAGCGTGAAGAGCTTCGAGAACAACGTCGTCCTCGTTGTAGATGCAGGAAGCGAGGGCAGCGATCTTGTCGTTCTTGACCCAGGACCCCGCAAAGTTCTCCTTGGACTCGTTTAGTTCGTGGCGAATAAGCTCTTGAGCGCAAACCATCTCGAATACGGTGCGTTGTGTATCGAGAGGAACTTCAATAACACTTTCTTTTACGACCTCATCCCAACCACGACGGGGAGTGTTGAAGGCGCGTCCTAGGGCATTGGACAGCTTGAGGGAGTTTACAACGTCCTCATAAGAAAGAAGAGTATCCTTTTTTTCATTAAGATACTCCGTAACCTTGTCTTTGACCTCTTGTAATTTGGCATACTCCGCGCTCTCAAGAATATTCTGGGTATCACCAAATGTGGAGTTACGACGCTCAAGTTTTGCGCGAACTTCGTTTACCTGACTGCGGCTTTGGAAAGCGCCAAGCAGGGTGTCGAAGCTGGACTCGGCATCGCGATATTCGTCCTCGCGAAGGTTGCTGATAAACGAGCGAACGCTCTCATTCACTCGGGTATCGACGCTTTCGTCCGAGTAGAGCACTGCCGCATCGTTGACCGACATGTCCTGTAATGAAATGTTGCCGCGCTCGTCAAAGGCGGCAACACAATCTACCATCAGGTTGTTTTCAGTCAGGAAGGAGACTTTAGAGGTCCGTGCGTCGTAGTTAAAGAGAACCATGTTCTCACGAACGACACGGCTTAAATAATTCATTGCCATGTTGATTTTGGCAATAGATTGATCGCGTGTGGAGAAAGTGTTTGTAACCATAATATACAAAAGCCCTAGGTATCCTTATGTAGGAGACCTATTCTGCATTTTTTAAAAAAATATGGTTTTTTTACTTAGGCTCTTTGGGAGGTTCGTCAGCTTCCTCGTCCCCCGCCTCTTCTTCTCCTTTAGGGGGAGGGGGAGGCGCTCCAGCGGGACCTGACGGGACGGGGGGACCGCCAGCCCCAGGAGCACCTCCCATTTGATTTTGCGCTTGCTCTTCGGTTTGCTTCTTGACGCGGTCTTTCATTTCCTGAACCTGAGCGTCAGTCATGTTGAAGTATTCTTTGTATAGATACTCGTCATCGAAAAGCTGAAGACCTTTTACAGCCTGAACAATTCGAACCTTTTGCTCGTCAACCTCAAGACGCCGCTTCTCGAACATATCAGAAGGCGAAGTAAGTTTGATATCAACTGATTCGATCAGGCTTTTCGGCATACCGACAAGCGTAAGATGGCGCTTGAGCAGAACGTTGAGACCAAGCTCTACATCACGCTGCAACCGCTGAACAGCCTTGGCAAACTTAACGTCAAGCTGAGATAGGTTTGCTTTACGTTCAGGGGACTTGTCCTTCTCTACGATGAAGTCCTTCGGAATCTTCAAAGCAGCGAGAAGCTTGTCGCGGAAGTACTTAACGTCGTCGGTTTCGCCCAGGTTCTGAGCACCAGGAAGAACGTCAATTTTGGTTCCCTGACCGTTACGAATCGGAATAAAGAAGTCCTCTTCTACGGTTAGCGGATTGTACTGGTAGTCGATACTGTTTGTACCTGCATTCCACATCGGCTGCTTCTTGAACTTGGCTTTGATTCGCTCTACGAAAGCCTCGACCTTGGACTGAGGGAGGTTACCTGTTTCGAGGTAAAAAGCACGGCGTTCAGGTGCGCGTTGAATCCGATAAATAAGCATCGCATCTTCCATCATCATAAGAGACTTGAAGATGCGAACAGCGTATGCGAGGACGCCTTTTCCGTAGGGATAATAATCCGAATCAGAGGTCATTCGACGGAAGTGAACAATCTGATCTTTGTTTAGTTTGATGATGTTCTTTTTCTTCTTGTCGGGAATGAACGTCTGAGAGGCGTCGGTCGCGGATCGACGACTAGGAATCTCTTGCAGGAACTCTTTCAGGTAACCGTATTTATCCTCTACACGGAAGATGTAGTTAGGATTGAGAACCTTGAGCCTCATGATACCCTTCTCGATATTGTTTAGGTCCACAACGTTTTCAACAAAGCAATCACCGTACTTAGCAACGTTACGAACAATATCCCAGATGTGCTTATCAAGACGGCACTGCTTGATGAAACGATCTACTTCGCGCTTGAGAACTTGGTTATCCGTGTTTAACTCAAACAGTTCCTGGCGAGTGTTCTCCTGGGTCGCGTCATCGGAATAGATATCAAGAGCCGCTCCAACTTCAGCCTCTTGATCCATG